ACAAATAAACTACTCAAGTTAATCAACATCACTAATCAATTCGTTCAACTGAGTGTTGAAACCAAAAATGGAACATCAACTAAATTATCAATTGCTGATAATGAATATGATCTAGTTTATCATCTTGCTGATTTGAGGATGATGTCTACCGAAACAATGGTATTAGATGAATCACAAATTGACTTTAATTATTCATTCACTATTGATTCGGACTTTATAGAACGATACAATAAGGCTAAAAAAGCATTAGGTAGTGATGAGGTAAGAATACAAGCACTATTTAATGAAGAAGGTGATAAAGGTATCTACTTCACATTAGGAGGTAAAACATCACACGACGATAAAATTAGCTTCCAATCTACTGATTCTACATTTAGTGTTCCATCTAGTGAATATCAATTTAATGCTAATTACTTACTAGAAATATTTACGGAAAATAAGGGTGCAGATGGAACAGGTAAGTTTGATGAGAATGGTATATTAAAGTTAGAGTTTATAGATGAGAGAAATATTAAAAGCCTATATTATCTCCCACCTAAAAACTAATCCGTATATATTTATTACCGAAGATACATGACAGGTCTTCACCTATTAATTAACCGCTCACCTTAGGGGAGCACAAATAAAAATAAAATGAGTAAAACTACAGACGTGTTCGTAGTAACGAACGGAACCGGCACATCAACATCAACAAGTGCATTTACATTAACAGGAGGTAATAATCAATACCTCGTAGGAACAACAACAGGAGGTTTTACAGCATCTAACACCTTCCTAAATTACCCCACTTATAATGACTTTTGGAAATTTGATGAAGAATTTGATCTTCTTTGGAAATCATTCTTCTCAAATGATGGTTATAAACCAATTAAAGAGAAAGTAGCAGGTATACCTTGCGACATCCAAGAAACAGATAATGGCCTACGTATTGAACTTGCAGCAGTAGGTCTTGAAAAACCAGACATCGACATTATCATTGACTCAGAAACGCTTCGTGTTGCTTATCGTAAAAATGATAAGGAAGAAGAAGCAGAAAAGAATGAGTACAGATATCTTCTCCGCACAATTAAAAAATCAAGTTTTGATCTTGCTTGGAAAATTTCAAGTAAATATAATCTCCAAGAGCTAGAAGCTAAATTGGATAAAGGATTATTGACTTTGGATATTCCATTTGCAAAGGAAAATAAACCAACAAAGGTTACGATTAAATAAGTTTTGAAAACCGAAGACCTGTCATTATCTTCAATTTAAACAAAGTTATAAAAATGAAAATAAAACCACTTTATAATCACGTTGTGATTAAACAATTAGATGAAACTGAGACAATGTATGGTAACATTGTAGTACCAGATATGGGAAAGGAAAAACCACTTATGGGTGAGATAGTAGCTGTAGGACCTGGAATATATTCAGTTACAGGAACATGGCTTGCAACTGGAGTTAAAGTAGGTGAAACAGCAGTATTTCCTGCATTTGGTGGAACCAAAATGACCATTGAGGGTGAAGAATACATTGTAATGAAGGAACAAGATTTGTTGGCAATTCTAGAAAAATAATATATGAGTAAAATAATTAAGTTTGATCGTGAAGCGAAAGAAAAGCTTCAAGCAGGTATCGATAAAGTAAATAAAGCAGTATCAGTTACGATGGGTCCATTCGGACGTAATGTATTGATTGAAAAAGAACATGGGCAAGTAGTATCTACTAAAGACGGTGTTACCGTAGCTAAAACCATTACATTGGAAGATCCAATTGAAAACATGGCAGCAACTGTAATTAAGCAAGCAGCTCAAAAAACAGTTGATGCTGCTGGTGATGGTACAACTACCTCAACAGTGTTAGCTCATGCTATTGCATCTCAAGCATTAGAGGCAACATCATATGCTTCAATAAATGCCACTCAAGTAAAACGTGGTATTGAAGAAGCCGTAAAGCAAGTAGTAGAAGAACTAAAGAAAATCTCTACAGATATTACAGATGAAAAGCAAATTAAACAAATTGCTACTCTCTCAGCTAATGGTGATACTGAAATTGGTGAACTAGTAGCTACCGCTATTGATAAAGTAGGAAGAGATGGAGTAGTAACAGTAGAAGAATCTCGTTCAGGGGAAACATCACTTGAGGTAGTAGAAGGTCTTCAATTTGATAGGGGTTATAAGTCACCTTATATGGTTACAGATAATAACTCAATGCAAGCTATTCTCAATGATGCTTTAATTCTATTGTTTGATGGTAGAATTAGTACTGTAAAAGATCTACTTCCACTTCTAGAGCGTGTATCACAAGAAAATAAATCACTCCTTATCATCGCTGAAGATATTGATGGTGAAGCGCTTTCAACACTCATTGTAAATAAGATGAGAGGTATCTTGAAAGTAGCTGCTGTTAAGGCTCCTGATTTCGGTGAACGTAGAACACTTATTCTAGAAGACATCGCTACTGTAACTGGCGGTACTGTAATTTCACCTACTAAAGGAATGAAATTGGATCGTTTTAATATGGATTGGTTCGGTAATGCTAGAACAGTTACTGTAGGTAAAGAAACAACTACAATTGTAGATGGTAAAGGCAACACAGAAGCTATCGACGTTCGTATTGAAGAATTAAAATTCCAAATCGATCAGTCTAATTCACCGTATGAAGTAGAACGCCTACAAGATCGTCTTGCTAAGATGATTGGTGGTGTAGCTATTATCAATGTAGGTGGAGGTACTGAGATTGAAATGAAGGAAAGGAAAGATCGTATTGACGATGCTCTTCAAGCAACTAAAGCAGCACTTGAAGAAGGTATTCTACCTGGTGCTGGTATTGCTCTAATGCATGCTAGAACAGCTATTAGTCAAGCTAAAGTTGATGGAGTTGATTTTAATAAAGGTAAACAAATAATCTTAAAAGCGTGTAGCTCTCCATTCAAACAAATACTTAATAATGCTGGTGTAGACCATAATGAAGTATTAATGAATCTCAGAAATGCTTCAAATAATATGGTTCCAAACATTGCTGATGAAACATTAGTAGATGCCTTCGAATCAGGCATCATCGATCCAACTAAAGTAGTTAGATGTGCTCTAGAGAATGCAGCCGCAGCCGCTGTAACGTTGCTGATGACTGAATGTGTAATCCATGACAAACCTACTGATAAGAAGAAAACAGACGAAGTTGATATGTCAGGGTTTGGAATGTAATTTCAACCTATGAAAAAACTATACCTCGACGATATCCGTACCCCTAAAACCAAGGGGTGGGATATCGTTCGTAGTTACGATGAATTTGTAAAGTGGATTGAGGAAAATGGATTACCTGATAAGGTATCTTTTGACCATGATTTGGGAGAAGAAGAAACAAAAACAGGATATGATGCGGCAAAATGGCTAGTTCAATACTGCCACAGCAATTGCCTCCCCTTCTTCCCAGAATACAATGTTCACTCTGCTAATCCAGTTGGTAAGGCAAATATAGAGTCTTATCTTTCAAATGCAAAAAAACATTTAAATAAGTTATGAAACAACACACACTCTGGATTGAACGCTATAGATCACAAATATTGGAACAATACATCGGCAACGATGCGGTTAAAGCCCGCATCGCCGATTGTATTGCCTCTAATGATATTCCACATTTCCTATTTGCAGGTACAGCGGGTACTGGTAAAACAACATTAGCTAAATTAATTGTTAAGAATATTAAATGTGATTATCTCTACATTAATGCTAGTGATGAGAATGGAATTGATATGATTAGAGAGAAAGTAAAGGGATTTGCTTCTACATCTACATTTCAACCACTTAAAGTAGTAATATTAGATGAGTCTGATTTCTTAACCCAACCGGCACAAGCAGCACTCCGTAATCTAATTGAGGAATATTCAATTACAACTCGATTTATACTTACTTGTAATTATATTGAGCGTTTAATTGAACCACTACAATCACGTTGTGAAACCCATCTACTAACACCCCCATCCAAAGGTAATGTTGCAAAACACGTTTGCACTAGTATTCTAGATGTTGAAGGAGTCCAATACGAAATGGCTGATGTGGCAACGATAATTAAGGAATATTATCCTGATGTTCGTTCTATTATCAAAGTATTACAACAGAATGTTAGAGACGGTAAATTATCTGTAGCGGCTTTAGATGCTAATTGGACTAAACAACTAATTTTAATACTAAATAAACGCGATAAAAATGCTTGGTATCAAGTTCGCCAACTGGTAGCTGACAGTCAAGTAGACGACTTTCAAACCGCTTATCGATATATGTTTGAGCACTTGAATGAATTTAGTTACGGACACGATGCCGAACTATCAGTTATATTAGATGATTTTATTTGGAGATCAGGTGTAGTGCCGGATAAAGAAATTAACTTTGCAGCCGCAATAGCAAAAATACTAGAAACAACTAAAAAACAAGTAATATGAGTCAAGAACAAATGAATCTAAACATTACATTAGATAAAACATCAGCAGTATCATGTGATAGCTGTGGTCATGAAGTATTCCAGGAAGGAGTAATGCTTAGAAAAGCATCTCGATTTATAACAGGAACAGCACAAGATGCTCTTATTCCAATTCAAGTATTTACTTGTAGTAAGTGTGGGAGTGTAAATGAAGAATTCTTACCTTCACAATTGAGAAACAAAAGCGAAGATAATGTTCTTTAAAAAATATAAAATGCAAATAAAACAACTCCAACAAGAAAACGAACAACTTAAAGCACAAATAGCTGGTCTTGCTTTTAATCTTAAAGCAGCAGACGATAAAATTAAGCAATATGAAATACAAATAGATAATCTCTATAAACAAAATATGGGATTATCTAGTGAAGTAAAACATCTCAATATGCTTGCTATGACATCTAATTCTAACAGAAACGATTCAAGAAATTATTAATGAATATATTTGATCATATTAAGAATATCACAACTAATAAAGGACCATATCTAGGTGACGAAGGTTGGAATAATTGGATGATCAATCGTTATCTAAGTATGGATCCTGATTATTGTGAGGTAGTAAATATAGTACAAAAGAACACTTGGCAGATGAAAGGTGAGTATCTTTATAATCTATATAGAGATCTTATTCCTCAACAATATAAGTATCTTAAATATATTAAGGCTAAAAATAAAAAGGAATATAAAGCCGATCAAGTAGAAGCAGTAGCTACTTATTATGAAGTTAGTAAACATGAAGCCAAAGAATATATTAGTATGCTTCCTAAAGAAGAACTAGAAAACATAATAAATCAAATCAATGGGTAAGTATATAGACAGTGCTAAGGCATATAGAGAATATTTAACTTATATGGAACAACAAATGGAAGATACACCTAAACTAGACTCGATTGTTACTTCAATTATAGATCAATTTACAGCTCGTGCTAAAATGGGTAAGAAAAAATATGGTGTTGATTTAGATCGTACTGATCTATCCTTATTAGATTGGATCGAACATGCTAAACAAGAACACATGGATGCTATTCTATATTTGGAAAAAATAAAACAAGAAATCCTTGGCAAAGAAAAAGCTTTCTGAGATTGAGTTGAAGATTAAAAATCATCAACTCCCTATAGTTCATCCTGTCTTTCAAAAAAGCGTTTCTTATTCTCAATATTCGATGTGGGCTAAATGCCCACATCAATGGTATCTTACATATATAGAAAAGAAACAACCATATCAAGCAAGCATACACACTGTATTCGGAACAGCATTTCATGAAACATTGCAATCATATATTACAACAATGTATAATGAAAGTGGGACCGCTGCTGATAAAATGGATTTAGAAACACTATTCCAAGAAAGATTCAGAGAAGTATATGCTAAAGAATATAAAGCAGCAGGGGCTCATTTCACTGATGCAACCCAAATGAGTGAGTTTTTTGATGATGGAATAGCAATATTAAGATGGCTTAAAACAAGGCGAAATAAGATATTTACTATTCGCAAAATGAAGTTATTAGGTATAGAATTACCTTTACTTTTATGTCTATCAACTAATTTATATTATAAAGCATTTATTGATTTTGCATTATATGATGAAGATTTAAATAAAGTTTACATATATGACATCAAAACGTCGACTCGTGGATGGAGTGACAACGAAAAAAGAGACGATCAAAAAACTGCTCAAGTCCTACTATACAAAGAGTATTTCGCAAAACAATACGGATGGAACGTTGAACAAATCGAAGTCGAATTCTTCATCGTTAAGCGTAAAATCTATGAACAAGCTGAATACCCTATTCCCCGGCTTCAGTCCTTTAGACCCGCTAGCGGAAAAACCAAACGAAAACAAGCAATAGATAATTTTGAAGCCTTTACTAAAGATTGCTTTAATAAAATTGGAGAACCACAAATAAAGTCTTACCTTAAAAATGTAGGTGAGAGTAGTTGTAAGTGGTGTCCCTATAAAGACAATCAAGAGCTTTGCGATAAAATACATTCTTCCTAATAAGCGTATATATTTATATGCAAATATATTATTATGGGAAACAAAATGCAATTAACAAGTGTAAAAGTTCCTGAAGATTTATTTGAGCAATTTAAAATTGCCTGTGTAAAATACAAATTCAGCGTACAAAAATTAACAGAGCGTTCAATGTATCTTTACCTAACAGATGAAAACTTCAGAAAAAACATTCACAATCAATTAGAAACACAATTTACAGGTAGTATTTAAAAATTAGTTACATGAAAGAAGGTTATATTCCTAAAGAACAACGTAAGAAAATCTTATTATTGTGCGATGATATCAGAATGACAAGTGGTATTTCCACTATGGCAAGAGAAATCGTTATTGGTACTGCTCATCACTATAATTGGGTGAATGTAGGGGGTGCTATTAATCATCCTGACAAAGGTAAACGATTTGATTTAAGTGGAGATACAAACCAAAATACTGGCATTGATGATACTAATGTATCCCTATACCCAATTGATGGATATGGAAGTCCTGAACTAATCAGACAACTAATCCAACTAGAAAAACCAGATGCTATTATGTTCTTTACTGATCCAAGATACTGGGTTTGGTTATTTCAAATGGAACATGAAATTAGAAAAATAATGCCTATGATTTATCTTAACATCTGGGATGACCTGCCTTACCCAATGTATAATAAATCCTTTTATGAATCATGTGATACATTATTTGCTATTAGTAAACAAACAGAAAACCTTAATCGATGTGTTCTAGGAGCAGAAATATCAGCTGAAAAGATTATTAAATATATTCCTCATGGAATAAATGAAAATATATTCTTTCCTATTGATTCTTTTCACCCTGAATATTTAGCACTTCAAGAATTTAAAAAGCAAACATATGGAGATAAAGAATATGATTTTAATCTCCTATACAATGCAAGAAATATTCGTCGCAAATCAGTCCCCGATTTAATGTTGGCTTGGAAAATATTCATTGATGTGTTGCCTGAAGATAAAGCTAAAAAATGTGCTTTAACACTTCATACTCAACCCGTAGATGAGAATGGAACTGATTTACTTGCAGTACAACAAATGTTATTTGGAAATAACCCAAAATATAACATTACATTCTCAACAGGGAGATACCCAGCAAATATAATGAACCTATTATACAATTCATCAGACGCTGTAGCATTGATTAGTTCAAATGAAGGATGGGGATTATCACTTACAGAAGGAATGATGTGTGGTAAACCAATCATAGCTACAGTAACAGGAGGAATGCAAGATCAAATGCGTTTTGAAGATAAAAATGGTGATTGGATTAAATTTACAGAAGAATTCGGTTCAAACCATAGAGGTAAATATAAAAAACACGGTAAATGGGCTTTCCCTGTATTTCCAAGTAATATTAGCTTAATTGGTTCTGTTCCTACACCTTATATATTCGATGATAGAGCAGACCCACACGGTATAGCTGATCAAATTAAAGAATTATATGCTTTAAAAACAAATCAAATTGATGAATTTGGTTCTCATACTAGAGGATTTGAAACATACGAGGAAGTGAGTAAAGCAGCTCGTGAATGGGTAACATCAGATGAATCAATGCAATCAGCAAAAAATATGTGTAAGAATGTAATTGATGGTATTGATGAAACATTTAATAAATGGGAACCAAGGTATGCTTTTGAATTAATTAAAGTAGAACCACTAGAACAACCTAAACATTTTGTAAAACATCCTATAGCACAATAATATGAAACCATTAATAGTTATAAGCTGCCCAATCGATACATTTTCCGGTTATGGGGCTAGATCAAGAGATATTGCTTTAGCAATTATCAAATCAGATAAATATGATGTAAAAATATTATCACAACGTTGGGGAGCTACGCCATTTGGGTTCCTCCAACAAGATAATCCCGATCATAAACTAATACTTGATTGTATATGGGCTCAACCCCAACTCCCTAAACAACCAGATTGCTGGATTCAAATTACGGTCCCAAATGAGTTCCAGGCTGTAGGTAAATTTAATATTGGGATGACAGCCGGTATTGAAACAACAATATGTGCTCCTCAATGGATTGAAGGAATGAATAGAATGAATTTAAATCTAGTCTCCTCAGAACATGCTAAAAAAGTATTTGAAACTAGTGCTTTTGAAGAGAAAAATGAGCAAGGACAAATACTTCGCTCTATTAAATTAGAAAAACCAGTAGAGGTATTATTTGAAGGAGTAAATACAGATATCTATAAAAAATTAGAATCTATTACTTCATTGAACGAATTAGATATTATTAAAGAAGATTTTAATTATCTATTTGTAGGACATTGGTTGCAAGGAGAAATAGGACAAGATAGAAAAGATACAGGTATGTTAGTTAAAACATTTCTTGAAACATTTAAAAATAAAAAACAACGTCCTGGTCTTATTCTTAAAACATCCTCTGGAAACTATTCTATAATGGATAGAGACGGTATATTAGAGAAGATTAGGCAAATTGAAGCCTCCGTTGGTGGTGATTTACCAAGTATCTATCTGATTCATGGTGAATTAAGCGATGATGAAATAAATGAATTATATAATCATCCTAAAGTAAAAGCACACGTATCATTTACTAAAGGAGAGGGATATGGTCGCCCATTACTCGAAGCATCTATTTCCCAAAAACCAGTAATAGCAAGTAATTATAGTGGTCATCTAGACTTCCTCAACTCCGAAATGTCAATTTTGCTACCTGGAGAAGTAACTCAAATTCACTCCTCAGCAGCTGTAAAAGACATGCTAATTCCAGAAAGTGGATGGTTTACTGTTAATTATGATAAAGCATCTGAAACTCTTGAAGATGTTTATAAAAATTATAAAAAATATATTGATGGGGCAAAGAAACAAGCTTATCGTTCACGTACTGAATTCAGTTTAGAGAAAATGTCTGAAATATTAATTAATATTCTAGAAGAAAAAGTACCTAAACAGATTCAACTTAAGCTTCCTCAATTAAAGAAAATTGAATTACCTAAACTTAAAAAAGTAGACTAATGCAAGAATCATTTATAATATGTCCTAAGTGTAAAGGTAATGCTTGCCATGAAGTATCAAATGATAAACTTACTGTTTGGAGTTGTTTTGGGTGTGGTTTCACATCCAATTCAACTTTAACAGAAGATAAATTAGAAGAAGTTGAATCTATAATTCCTCAACTACATAAAGATCTTCGATTTAAGGATGATAAAAATTACTACTGGTATCCTAGCAGTGTAATGTTAGAAGATAAATCACTAGTATTTGCTGATGGTAAATCCTTAGAAGAGTGGAAGTGGGCCGGTGTACAGTCTAAAGATGGTAAAGCAGATATGACAACAGTTAAATATTTTGAAGAAAAAGAATTTATGGAAGCTCTCGATTACATAGGCTTCTTTGAAAAACAAAAATAATGTTATGCCTTCAATCAGTTATGCAATCACAGCATGTAATGAACATGTTGAATTAGAACGACTATTAGATCATTTAAATGATTGGATTAGAGAAGAGGATGAAATAGTAATTCAATTGGATACTACAGCTACTGAAGAAGTAAAAGAAATAGCATTTAAATATCCTGATCAAGCTACTGTTACTGCATTCCCCCTTGCAGGTGACTTTGCTCAATTTAAAAACAATTTAAAAAATTACTGTACTAAAGATTATATCTTCCAGATAGATGCAGATGAAAATCTTTCTCAAGATTTAATACTAAATCTCTCTGAAATATTAGAACTTAATCCTGAAATTGAATTATATGCCGTTCCTAGGATTAATACAGTAGAAGGATTAACTCAAGAACACATTCAAAAATGGGGATGGCATGTTAACCAAGAGGGTTGGGTTAATTATCCTGATTATCAAACACGTATACTTAAAAACATACCTGAGATAAAATGGATAAATAAAGTTCATGAGCGTTTAGTTGGGGCTAAAAATATAGTTCCCTTACCTGAAGGTTATGATTTAATTCATCCCAAAACAATAGAAAGACAAGAAAGACAAAACGAATACTATAATACACTATGATAATAAAAGCAAATCATTTTGATTCAGAAATATTCAAAAAGAAATTATCTCATCTTAAAGATGTAAATTTTTCCCTATTTGTAGATTCTACCCCAGAAACACAAAATGAACTATCCGAAGTTAATATATTAGTACTTCAAGAACCAAATGAATATTTTGGATTACATGATTGGGCTATTCATAATAAACATCTATTTTCAGTTATATTAACATGGGATGACAAAGTAATTAATAACTGTGATAATGCTATATTTCTACCCTTCGGACATACTTGGTTCAAACCAGATCAATATCAAAAAAACCACGATAAAAAATTTCAAATTTCCCATTTAAGGGGTAATTTATTAAAAACATATGGTCATTCTTTAAGACATGAATTATTAGATAGACAAAATGAAATTAAAATGCCTAAGAAATTTTTTGATGTTTATGGGGATCGATATAATATTGAAAAAGCTAGAGTTGACAAAGAAGAAGTATTTGGTGATTCTATGTTTGGTGTAGCCATAGAAAATGTATCTCATAATGGTTATTTTAGTGAAAAGATATTAGATTGCTTCTTATTAAAAACAATCCCCGTTTATTGGGGATGTTCTTCAATAATAAGTTTTTTTAAGCAAGATGGAATTATTATCTTTGATAATATTGATGATTTAATAGTTAAAGTTAATAAAATAGATGAATCATATTACAATGAACGTAAAGATATTATAGAAGAAAACTATAATTTAGCTCTACAATTTGTTGATTATGAACAAAATATTGTTAATGCTATAACAGAAATATTTAAAATTAATAGTATAATATAATGCAAGAAATACTTAGACTAATAGAGGAATACATCCAGAAAAAACACTCTAAAAAAACATGGATAGCTGGTAAAGACTGGGTTCAATATGCGGGTCCGTACTTCGATTCACAAGAATATGTAGCTGCTGTTAAATCCTTATTAGGAGAGTGGTTAGTGTTAGGTGCTGATGCGATTAAGTTTGAATCTAAATTTCCTAAGTTATTTGGTAAAGAATACGGCTTATTAACTAATAGTGGTTCAAGTGCTAATCTACTAATGATGGCTGCTATGACCTCTAAACGCGGTTATAATCTACCTAAAGGGACGAAAGTAATTACTCCAATAGCTGGTTTCCCAACTACTGTAGCACCAATTATCCAATTAGGATTCACCCCTATATTCGTTGATATCGAGCTTGAAACATTAAACCTCGATCTAGATCAAGTTGAACAAGCATGTATTGCTCATCCTGACGCTAAAATCATTACATTTGCTCACGTGTTAGGTAATCCACCTAATATGAATCGCTTAATGGAGATAGTTAAAAAGTATAAACTAATACTATTAGAAGATTGCTGTGATGCTTTAGGTTCTACCTTTGAAGGTAAACCATTAGGATCATTTGGTAAAATGTCTAGCTGCTCCTTCTACCCAGCTCACCACATAACAATGGGTGAGGGTGGATTCGTAGCTATGAATGACCAAAATACAGAACGCATTGTTCGTAGTTTTAGAGAATGGGGTAGAGGGTGTTATTGTGTTGGTAAACAAAATCTACTAGAAAACGGAGCCTGTAAATGTCGTTTTAATAACTGGTTACCTTCCTTACCAAATGAAATATTTGATCACAAATACGTTTATGAAGAAATAGGATATAACGTTAAACCAATCGAACTACAAGCATCAATTGGTTTAGTTCAAATGGAAAAATTAAAGGAAATAGGAATTAAACGCAAAGAAAATTATAAAAATTTATTTGCTGCATTTAGTAAATACAAACAATATTTCCACTTACATGAAGCACAACCTGGAGCGGATGTTGATTGGTTTGCCTTTCCAATAACAGTTAAAGATGGAACCTCATTCAAACGTTCTGATATATGCCAGTTCTTAGAAGCACATAAAATACAAACACGCCCCTACTTTGCAGGTAATATTATGCTACAACCAGCATATACTCATTTAATGGATCCTAAAGAAGTGATTGAAAAATACCCTGTAGCTAGAAAAGTTACAACAGATACATTCTTCTTAGGTACATCACCTGTAATTAATAAGGAAAAAACAGATTATATAGAAACAATTTTAGATAAGTTTATAGGTACTTTATGAAAAGAGCTTTAATCACTGGAGTTTATGGAATGGTTGGTAGCCATATGGCTGATTTTCTACTTAATAAAGGATATGAAGTTTATGGAACTTCTAGAAACATAAATAATCCTACACAAAATATAGAAGAGTCTAAGAATAAAGTAAAGCTTATACAAGCAGATTTAAACGATCAATCCTCTCTATTTAAAGCAGTTGAAATAAGCAACCCAGACGAAATCTATAACTTTGGAGCTGTTTCATTTTCTCCTAATAGTTGGCTAACTCCTGAATATACTGTTAATGTTAATGGGGTCGCGGTGTTAAAGTTATTAGAGATTATAAAACAAGTTAATCCGAGCATAAAAATGTACCAAGCTTCTACTAGTGAGATCTTTAGCAATCTAAAAAACACTACAGCTAATGAAGAAACTATACCTTACCCAAAATCTCCTTATGGTGTAGCAAAACTATATGCGCAATGGATTATAAGAAACTATAGAGAGTCTTATGGGTTATTTGCTTGCAGTGGCATAAGCTTTAATCATGAATCAGAAAGACGTGGACTCGAATTTGTTACAAGAAAAATAACAAAATCTGTAGCAGAAATTAAACTAGGTAAAAGAGACTCTATAGAACTTGGAAACTTAGATATTAGTAGAGACTGGGGATACGCTCCGGATTTTGTAGAAGCCATGTGGTTGATGTTACAACAACAAGAACCCGATGATTATATTATCGCGACTAATAAATTACATACACTCAGATATCTTTTAGAAGTTGCATTTACTAATGTGGGAATTTCAGATTATAAAAAATATACAAAGATAAATCCTAAGTTTATTAGAACTAATGAAATTTATAATCTTAAAGGCGATTATAATAAGATAAAAAATAAATTAGATTGGCAACCTAAAACAAGTTTTGAAAATATGATTAAAATAATGGTTAATAACGATTTAAAATTAATACAATGAAAATAGTTAATCTAGGAAATCACTATGTATCTGACTTTATAAAATCAGAAGTAGATTACGAAAACAGAAAAAAATATAGTTTAGATTTAGAACTTGATGAAAATATAGGAGCTGCTAGATTAATAGAGGTTCCACCATCAAATACTATGTGGGGAAAATATTGGTACCGTTCAGGGATTAATGCTACAATGACTAAAGAATTAGGAAACATTGTAGAAGAGATTACCTCACGAGTTAGATTAAATGAAGATGATGTGTGGTTGGATATAGCATGTAATGATGGAACTTTGCTAAGACAAGTACCAAATAACCTAATTAAAATAGGAATAGATCCTGCAGATGATAGTTTTGTTTCAGAATCTTCAAAAGTGGCTATTATTGTTCAAGACTACTTTAGTTATAATTCTTATCAAAGAACAGGGCACGGAGAAAAAAAAGCAAAAGTTATTACTACGATTGCGATGTTTTACGATTTAATAGATCCTCATCCTTTTATTCAAGACATTTGTAAAATTTTAGATAATAATGGAGTATGGGTTTTACAATTATCATATACACCATTAATGATAAAGCAATTAGCATTCGATAATATATGTCATGAACATGCATACTATCATTCTATTGGATCTTTTAAAAAATTATTCGAGCAACATGGATTAAGAATAGTTGATTGTAATCTTAATGATGTAAATGGTGGAAGTTTTAGAGTATATGTACAAAAAGAATCTTCAGAAGTATCATCTTTTGGAACAAGTCCATTAAGAGACGTATGTAATTTTAGACTAGAGTCTCTTTTAGAATATGAAAATAAGTATTATAATATATCTGATATTGATGTTTGGAAAAATTTTCAAAATGATATTGAGGCTCTAAAACAGCAGACAGTAAACTTTATAAAAGAAGAAAAAGCAAAAGGAAAAAAGATTTGTGGATATGGAGCATCAACTAAAGGAAATACCTTGTTGCAGTGGTTTGGACTAGATAATACATTAATTGACGCTGTTGCAGAACGTTCCCCTTATAAATTTGGATTAAAAACAATTGGAACTAATATCCCTATCCTACCAGAAGAAGAAGTTAGAATGATGAAACCAGATTATATGTTAGTATTACCTTGGCACTTTATTAATGAATTTATTCAAAGAGAAAATGAATATTTAAATAATGGAGGTAAATTTATTGTACCTTGTCCTAAATTTGAAATTATTTAATATGGACACTATTGGAAATCTAATTGATAAATTAACAATTGCTAACATCCGTATTTGGATGGCTGAAGATATTAAGCGAGATAAAAATGCTACTGATAAACAAATAGCAGATGCAACTCGTGTTACTAATATTACTAACTCATATCGTACTGATTTAATTCAAGAAATTGATGAGTCGTTAAATGAAATGGTTAGTACAGGTAAATTACAGAAATTATATAAACAAGGAACAACTAAGATGTATGGTAAATAATTTCTTAATGTGTGGTAAGCTAGGAGACTTCCTACATGCTATGTTCGCAGTTAAGAATATTTGTGAACAGAATAATATCAAAGCTAATATCTATATGTACAATATTGGTTGGGAATTTGGAATACAAAAATCTCATTCTGAATTACAGCCAGTTTTTCTGCAACAGAGTTATGTCGATACATTTAATATATTAAAAGACTATGAGATTGATCCTATTCAAATTCCCCAACAAAACACGCCCATTAGAGTTTATAATAAAAAGCTTTTAGAAGAAGGTTATATTGATTTAGGTAACTATATAAGATCACCGTGGCTTTATAAAACTTGTTGGTCAGATTTGTATAGTAAAACTTTTAATTTTAAAATTGGAAAAGATTATAAATGGATTACCTATGATAAAATTAATTCCGATCTTGAAAATAAAATATTAATTCAAAGAAAAGCCCATACGTTAAGAAATCCAAACTTTCACTATAATAATATTATAGCAAATTATGGTAAAGAAAATATTATATTTATTTCATCCACTCAAAAAGATTATGAGGAGTTTCCAAATAAATCAGAGATACCTTTTTATAAAGTTACTACCTTAGACCAATGGTTTACTGCCCTTAATTCAAGTGCTATGATAGTAGCTAACCTGTCAGCTCCAGCAGTAATGGCACATGCTATGGATAAGCTACGAATTATAGAATTACCATACACAGTAGATGCACAACATTGTATTGGAGAGGAACGTTACTCTAATAATGTCTACTGGTATCTTAGTGATCAAGAAAATAATTTAAAATGAAACCATTTGTAATATACACTTATGATTATAGCCCGGGGGTAGGTGGTATTAAAGTAATGCACAAATTATGTGACATGCTTAATAAAAATAAGTTTGAGGCTTATTTAATGCCAATCCATATTAGAGATGATTTCTATACTTGTGCAGACTATAATACTCCTCTAATTACTCAGGAAGTATATAATAATATAGAAAATGCTATTGTTATTTATCCTGAAGGTATTCATAATAATCCATTAGGTTCCAAAAACGTAGTTAGATGGATATTAGGTCCTTCTCATCAACATGATGCTGAAACATACTCTAAAGAGGATTTAATATATTGGTATATGGATTATTATTATACTGATTATTTAGGTCAAAAGGAAAATATACTTCATATTCCTGAATTTCATAGTGATATATTCAAAGATATGAATTATAACAGAATAGGTAGTTGTTATACTATTAGAAAAGCTAACCCAACAACATTAATTCATCCCTCTGATTCTATATTTATACCTTTTGAAGCAGCAGGTAATTTAACAAGATTAGCTGAATTATTTAACAAAACTAAAAAATTCTATTGTTATGATACTTATACTTTCCTATCAGTTCAAGCGGCAATGTGTGGTTGTATTAGTATAGTAGTACCTGATCCTAATGTAACTAAAGAACAATGGTTAGTTGGGTCACGATTAAGTAAGTATGGAATGGCATATGGGGAAGAAGATATTCCTAGAGCATTAGAAACATTACCTTTATTGTTTGAGGAAATAAACAAAATGAATTTGGAGATGGACAAACAGGTTATTAAATTTACAGAACACTGTCAAAATTATTTTAAATGAAAGTAGTATATATAACAGGATGTTTAGGATTTATAGGATCTTACATCACTAGAGAATGTCTTAAAAAAGGATGGTATGTTAAAGGTATAGATAAAATGACATATGCTGCTAATGAGGAATTATTATGGGAGTTTAATGATTATAAAAATTTCTCATTTGTTAATTCTGATATTAATGATTTGAAATTTCTTTATGAGTGTGATTATGTTATTAATACAGCAGCTGAAACTCATGTTGGTAATTCAATAGCTAACAGTGATGAATTTATTCATTCTAATATCAATGGTGTTCATAACCTACTTGAATTAATTAGAAACTACAGACAAGAAAGCACCAGAACACCTATATTATTACACTTCAGCACTGATGAGGTATATGGTGATATAGATACAGGAGCTCATACAGAAACAGATCTACTCAAACCATCAAACCCATACTCAGCAACTAAAGCAGCAGCGGACATGTTAGTTTTAGCTTGGGGTAGAACTTATAATTTACCTTATATTATTGTTAGGCCAACTAACAACTATGGTATAGGTCAATATGTTGAAAAATTAATTCCTAAAGCATGTAAATATCTAATGTTGGGAAGAAAAATTCCACTTCATAATAATGGTACTCCAATTCGTAATTGGCTACACGCCCAAGATACAGCAAATGCAATAATTAAAATTATTGAAGCTAAAGTTCAAAATGAAATATATAATATAGCAGGTGGATTTGAACAATCAAATTATGATACAGTTGAGAAAATAATTAAGGAATATTCTAACTCATTAGATATATATCCTATGTCTCAATATCTTGATTTATCATACTCTAGAGTAGGACAAGATGTCAGATATGCTTTAGATGATTCTAAATTAAGAGCATTAGGTTGGAAACCAAAAGCCCAATTTGATTTAGAATTACATAATATTGTAAATTATTATAAAGAAAAATTCATATGGTAAAAATAAGTGATTTAATAGCAGAGTTTCTTAAAGAAAAAAAAATTAATACTGTTTTTGGTATTATAGGATCGGCTAATTCTCACATATTTGACTCTATTGATAAATTAGGTTATACTAAAATTATTAATGTTCATAACGAACAGGCAGCAGTACTCGCAATGGGTGCTTATTATAGAACCTCCGGTAAATTATCTGTTGCTATTGTTACTGCTGGGGGAGGCGCAACTAATGCAGTTACAGGAGTAGTTAGCAATTGGGCCGACTCAATTCCAGGTATCATTATATCTGGGCAAGAAAATTATAACTATACAAGTACTCAAGAAAATCTTAGGATGTATGGTACTCAAGGTTTGAATATAACTAAGATGGTTAAAGAGGTTACTAAATCAGCAGTAGCATTTGAAGATATTTCTGATATTCAAACTACGTTAGAAACGCTTGATCATATAACAAGTATAGGAAGACCAGGTCCCGTATGGTTAGATATTCCTATGAATCTACAAGCTAAATTAGTTGAAAAAAGAGAATGGAATTTTATTAAACCCATTAAAATAGAAACAGATGTAGAACTTATTATAGATGAAATCAATAAATCTAAAAGACCAGTTATAGTAGGAGGTCATGGAATTAGATTAGCAGGTGCAAAAAAACAATTTAATCAACTCTTAAACTACACAAGAATCCCTACATTACTTACTTGGTCCGGTATAGACTTATTAGATAATAACAATCCTAACTTTTTTGGTAGGTTTGGTCTATATGGACAAAGAGCCGCAAACTTTATTGTACAAAATGCTGATTTAGTACTTGTATTAGGTAGCAGATTAGCACTACCTCAGGTAGGATATGATTTTAATCAATTTGCAAGGGGAGCAAAAATTATAGTAGTAGATATAGATGAACAAGAAGGAACTAAATATCCGGTTGATTTTGTTTGGGGTGATTGTAAAGATGTTATAGAGAATCTAATACAATCTTCATATATGATGTGGGGATATAAAGAAGAGTGGGTTAAATACTGTAATGGATTAAAACAAAACTATCCTTGGGTTGATGAAGAAATTCATAAAGATAATGAATATATTAATTCATATAAGTTTATGGATAGACTATCTAATCATTTAAAAGATAACCACATTATAGTAACAGATATGGGTACTGCTTTATTAAGTGGTCATCAATCCCTTAAATTAAAACCTAACCAAACAATGTTTACATCATTAGGTTTAGGAGAAATGGGATATGGTTTACCTGGTGCTCTAGGAGCAGCATTGGCTTGCCCTGACAGACCAGTATTATGTCTAAATTGTGATGGCGGAATAATGATGAATTTACAAGAAGCACACACAATAATAGAAAACAATTTACCTATTAAAGTAGTAATATTTAATAATGATGGTTATTTAATGATTAAACATACACAAAAAATGTTGTTTAAAGGTCGTTATGCAAGTGTAGATAAGAAAACAGGTATAGGATTACCTAATTTTAATAAATTGATGTCTGCTTTTGGATATAATTACTATGAATTAAAAAAATGGAATGATTTCGATAGAATAATAGAATCCTTCCTAAATGACCCCAACCCATCAACACTAGAAATATTCATGGATCCAGAACAGGATTTTATTCCTAAAGTAAAGGGGGTTCTTAAAGAAGATGGTAGTATATTTCCACCACCAATTGAAGAAATGTCTCCCTTACTGTCATTTGAGAAAATAGAAAAAGAAATGATTATTGGTGCTAGTGAAAAATCTAAATTAATTAAACGATGATTAAGGCTGGAATTATAGGTACAGGGAATATAGGGACTGATTTATTATTGAAAATACTCAAAGAAAAAAACATATACCCTGTTATATTTGCAGGACGCCGACTAGATTCAGAAGGAGTTAAAATTGCACAAAGTAAAGGAATTAAAGTAACAGATAAAGGTATTCAATATTTTGTTGATAATCCTAAATGCTGTGATGTAGTATATGATTGTACAAATGCTGCGGATGCTATTGAACATTCTAAAATATTTAAATCCCAAGGAATTAAAGTAATAGATTTAACCCCGGCTAAAATAGGACCTCTATGTGTACCCAGTATTAATTCTGAAATTATATTAAAAGAGGATAATGTGAATATGATTACGTGTGGTGGGCAAGCATCAATGCCTATGCTTAATCTAATTTCTAAGTATTGTAAAGAATTAGAATATATTGAAATAATATCTCAAATTGCTTCTAAAAGCGCAGGCATGGCAACAAGAATTAATATTGATTCTTATATCCATACAACAGAGATGGCAATAAAGCAATTTACTAAATGCGATAACTGCAAAGTAATACTAAACCTTAACCCGGCAGAACCATGTGTTGATATGCAAACAACAATGTTCTTAAAATTTCAAAATATTGATTTTGAAGATTTAGTTGAAGAGATTTATAAGAAAATTAAAGAACTAAAAACATATATTCCACACTATGAACTAGTGCTACCCCCAGTTATTAATGATGATATACTTGTATTAAGTATCAAAGTAAAAGGAACTGGGGATTACCTACCTGAATATGCAGGTAATCTGGATATTATTAATTGTGCTGCGATTGAAGTAACTAAAAATTTATTATAATGGGTAAAATCATAATAACGGATTCATCATTAAGAGATGGTAACCATGCTGTAAAACATACAATCAATCTTGATCAAATAAAAAGATATTGTCAGTTTGCAGATGAAGCTGGTATCCCTATTGTAGAAGTAGGACATGGAAATGGTTTGGGGGCTTCATCTTTATTGATTGGTTTATCACCACATACAGATGAACAAATTTTAACTACAGCAAGAGAGAATCTTAAAACATCTAAACTTGGAATCCACATAATCCCAGGAATAGCTACAATAAAAAAAGATATAGAACCTGCTATCGATTTGGGTGTAGATGTATTTAGAATTGCTACACACTGTACTGAAGCTACTTTATCTAAATCTCATATTGAATATTTAAAAAATAAAAATAAAACTGTATTTGGTGTACTAATGATGAGTGCATTAGCTGATACTAAGACTTTAGCTAAAAATGCTAAAATAATGGAAGATTACGGTGCAGACGCTATTATTATTATGGATTCAACCGGCACCTATCTTCCATCAGATGTAAAAGAAAGAATGGATGAATTAAGTTATACTTTAGATATTGATTTTGGATTCCACGCTCATGATAATTTAGGTTTAGCAACAGCTAATTCACTAGTAGCAGCTCAGTGTGGTGCTAAATATATAGATGCCTGTATTAGAGGATTTGGAGCCGGGGCTGGTAACACACATCTAGAAATGCTAATCCCAGTACTAGAGAAAGCTGATTTTGATGTTGATGTTGATTTTAAAAAAGTTATTATAGAAGCAGATAAAGTAATGGATTATCTAGTACCAACAGCTCCTATATCCACACCAGTAAATATATTAACAGGCCTTAATAGATTATTTTCAGGATTTGAGAAGCCAATTATTAAAGCATCTAAACTATTTGGAATAGAATACTCATCATTGATATTTGAACTAGGAAATAGAAAGTTAGTAGCGGGACAAGAAGATCTTATATTAGAAGTAGCACAAAAGCTAAAAAAATGAAAATCCTAATTACAGGAACAAATGGTTATATAGGTAAATCGTTATATAATACTTTAAAAAATAAATACGAAGTATCTACTATTACTAGAGATAAATGTGACCTAACTAATTCTGAGGATGTTAATTTTTATTTTTTAGATACTTGGTTTGATGTTATAATACATTGTGCTGTTGTTGGAGGTAGTAGATTAAAAGAAGATGATTGGGGTGTTATGGATTCTAATCTACAAATGTACTATAACATACTAAGTAATAAATCCCACTATGGAAAACTTATACATTTAGGCTCGGGGGCTGAATTATATAAGAAAGATCAACCTTATGGTTTTAGTAAAGATACAATTTATAAATCAATATTAACTAAAAATAATTTTTATAATATTAGAATATTTGGTGTGTTTGATGAAAATGAATTAGATACTAGATTCATTAAAGCTAATATAAAAAGATATGTTAATAAAGAACCAATAATTATTTATCAAGATAAATTAATGGACTTTATCTATATGCCTGACCTAATTAAAATAGTAGAATATTATATTAAAGATAATGGACCTAAAGAAATAAATTGTAATTATAATAAAACTTTTACTTTAAAAGAAATAGCAAATATAATTAATAATCTAAATGATTATAAAGTAGAAATAAAAATAGAACAAGAAAATTTTGGAGATGATTATATAGGTAATTATCTTCATCTAGAAATTGATTTTATTGGATTAAAACAAGGCATTATAGAAACCTATAATAAATTAAAATGAATATAGTAGCCACATACCATATAATGCCTTGGGAAATAGATCATACTTTACTAACATTTACCCAACTAAAAAAATCCAAATACTACTTACCAGAAGGAGTAAATATTACAATCAAATCAGCTCTTAACTTATCAAATCATTTAATTGATTGGGATAAAAGCAAATTACCTAAAGAATATTTTATTGAAAAATATAAAACGTTATCTATTCTACTTAAAGATTATAACCATGATAGTTTTATATATGATGGAGATGAATTATGGGGTCATTTAGACTTACAAAGAGATGCTGTATCATCTGAAACTAATTATTATATTAGTATATGTCCGGACATGTATTTTAGTGAATATTTACTAAGTTATATGATTCAAGCAGCAATGTCAATTCCTAATAAGTACTTTATATTAACACCTCAAATTTGCAGAATGTGGGATGAAAGCTGGGAAATATTAACCCATCCTCAATTTGCTATTGGACCTCACTATGGGTGGGAAAAAACAACAGACATATTTGATGTAGATTATTATTTACACACATCTAGAGAAGAAATAAGTATAACCCCTATTAATCAATTAAAGTGGGCTGGGTGGTTTGATTTATATAATAAGGCTTTCTATGAAGATTTAGTCCAAATTCCTAATGAATGGAAAGGATATGGAGGGTTAGATTCTTACGGCTTAAATATTTGTTCCTATGCAAAACACATAGGATTAGATTTTCAACAATATAGGTTAGATGGCCAAATAATATTTGAATATTCAGTTGGTCCTCTAAGAACAGATGAAGTACATGGTTTTTCTAATTATTATAAAAACCTATTAGTTAAAAAAGATGTCTCTGAACAAAGAGAGGAATTTAATAAAAATTTACCTACATTTATAGAGAAAAAAATAAAAGAATTATATGAGCAACATATCATTGCTAGTAGCAGTCAAAAATAATCTAGAATATACTAAACACTTCTACCAAACAACTAGAGTACTTTATCCTGAAGTTGAAATATGTTTTAGTAGTTATGGTAGTACCGATGGTACCCATGAGTGGTTAGATTCATTAAATGACCCATTTACTAAAATATTCCATTCAGATAAATATGGTAATTTTTCTGATAATTTTAATAAGGCCGCTTCAATGGCAACTAAAGAATACATTGTGTTCGTTCACAACGATATTGTATTAGCCCCTGGATTTATTGAAAATTTAGAAAAATATTGTAACCCGGATACAGTAATATCTTACACTACAATCGAACCACCTATATTTGCTGGACACGAACGCCCAGGTAAAATTATTAAGGACTTTAGCGCTGACTTAGAAACATTTAATATAAATGGATTTTATCAATTTGCAGCTGAAACTGTAGAAAAATATAAAGATAAAATTGAGCCGGGTGTTGTGTTCTTTATGTGTATGCCTAAAGACAAATATCTTGAAATTGGAGGTTTAGATAATTTATACAATCCAATGTTCTGTGAAGATGATGACTTAATATTAAGATGGAAATTAGCAGAATTAAATATAATTACTTCATTAGATGCTATTACTTATCATTTTGTATCGAAAACCTCTCGTTTCTCCGAAGAATATCAACAACATACTCAACAAATAGAACTACAATCAAATCGTAATTTTATTAGAAAGTGGGGTAATAAAGATTTTAAAACAAAATATGATATAGGATATATTATCAAAAATTGTAACACTCAACTTATTCCAACATTAGAATTATTTGCTTCTACAATTTATGTTGATTATCCTTATCAAGATTATATTGAAACAGAACAACCCAATACTAAGTTTGATTTAAATAAACGTATTAAAAATATAAATGAATCTAAAACCAATCAAATATTAGTTGAATTTGATGCTACACAATTAAATCAAAATAATTTTCAACTATTACAACAATTACCTCAAATTATATTAGAATCTGAAGGATTAGGGATATTTGAATTAGACATATTCAAGATAGATGTATCAGGAAGGGACCGTTTAGAAAAATACTTAATCGAAATAAATTCTCCCTATTACCAATCTCAACTTTTGTAATTATATTTATGAGAAATCTAAATACATGGCTGATAAGCGCTCTGATAAGCAACCTCGACTAAGTAGAACCATAACACTAGGAGAAATCAATTCAGAATCAGCTAATGATATAATTCAATCAATATATGAAATTAATGATGAGGATATTGGAAAAACGCAAGTAGAGCCAATTAAACTAATAATTAATTCATTTGGTGGAGAAGTATATAGTGGACTAGCATTAATAGATACAATTGATAACTCATCGACCCCAGTTTATACAATATGCCATGGCTCAGCCATGTCTATGGCTTTAATAGTATATTCTGCGGGTCATAATAGATACGCTAGTAGAAATGCTACATTTATGTATCATGAAGCAGCATATCCAATTGAAGGCAAAGTAGTACATCATAAACAGGAATTAAAAGAGGTAGAACGTGTTGATAAGATATGTGATAATTATTTACTGTCTAAAACATCATTCACTAAAAAACAATTCAATGATGTTAAGAAAACACAAGGAGAATGGTATTTTGATATAGAAATAGCACAAGAACACGGGTTAGTAAACGAAATTTTATAATATTTATACATAAACGCATATAATGGCTGAAGTAAAACCAAAACTTAGAGTAGATGTAAATCATAACCCAACTAAAAAGGGTATTAAGGTACAATTCGTATTACCACAAGAAATTGAAGGTGATGCTAAAGCAGCCGCTACACAGAAATTACAATCTAAATTAAATCAGGGATTATCCCAATACAATTTAACTGTATCTCAAGATACAGACGTACCATATTCAAATGTAATTGGGTTCTTAATTCCAATTGCTGATTTTAAATTATTTATTAAAAATGCAATTAGCGGTGGTAGTGTAGAAACCCCACCACCACCTGCAGTATAGTTATGATTAAAAACAAAAGAATGAGGCGAAAGATACCTGTTTTCAGAGTAAGCTTGCCACCAGGAACTTCCTACAGTATATTAACAGAAACTCCTGCCATTCAACAAATCGTTATAGAAGAAACTTTATTTGCTATTAAAGAAGGTATCAATAAGAAGAAAAAATCTATTGTACTATTTGAAGTAGCCAATTCAGAATATTATATTGAATTGAAGAAAGAGCAATGGAAACCATCTCTTGAACATGCAATGGAATATTACGTTGAAAAGGAAGAATACAATAAGTGTATTGAATGTAGAGAATTGATAAATAAACTTTAGTTATGGAAGAACACACTCAGGGTATTAAAACATCAATTGAGAGTATTATTGGGTCTGATACCGTTTTAAAACGTAAACGCAAAACCGAAGATGATATTAACCGTGAATCGTTTGAAAAAATAATTCAAACAATGGAAGCGGTACAAGTTAGATCAACTTTACTTCATAGTGAGTTTAATTTGGATCTGCTTAATTATGATGAGAAATTTTATGAGGTTATAGATAGACTATTTACTCTTCATTTTGGACAAGCAGCAGCTGAAATAATATTCTTTTATGTATATGAGAGAATGGATCCGGATGGTAATACTAACCAACTATTAGATCAAGATGATAACCCAATACCACTAGAATCACCTTCAGATTTATGGTTGTTAGTTAATCATTTAAGAGATAAAACTAGCAAAACAAAGAAAAAATAGTTATGCCTGCTACAAAAACATATAGTCGAGAAGACATTCTGCGCGCAATGCGCTTTACTAAATCAAATCGTGCTGCTGCTCGCTATTTAGGATGTTCATATCAACATTATAAACCATATGCTAAATTATTTAGACTAGATGAATCCGACCCATCTTCACCTACTTTATTTGATGCTCACAAAAACCAAAGCGGAAAAGGAATCCCAAAATTCCTCCCTAACCGAAGAAAAGAACCAAACGTCAAACTTATATTTGAAAGTGGAACAGGATGGGAATCATTCACTCCAGAAAAAATTAAATCAAGAGGAATAGCTGAAGGTTATTTAAGGGAACAATGTTATCATTGTGGTTTTGATGAGCGTCGAGTAACTGATTATAAGGTACCTCTATTACTTAATTTTAAAGATAGCAACCGCAATAATTATCTCGTTGATAATTTAGAATTGTTATGCTATAATGATTATTTTCTATTAGTAGCAGATCCGCTGACACCAGATCAGGTACGTCATATTGAAGATAATACACAAGTTAAAGCAGTATCTCATGAATGGGATTTAGATGAAGCACATTTAGAAAATATGAGAGCATTAGGTCTTTTGGATTAGGCAAAATAAGATTATATATTCATAATATAAATAAAAAATATGCGTTACGAATTAGCACAACAATTTGCTGAGTATCAGCTACCAAAAGAGATTAAAGATGCCTTTAAACAAGGAATCCAAATGATTGGTTCACTTAACTTTACTAGGATGATGATGTTTGCAAATGAAGTTCAATTAACTAATGATGATGTTGATTACTTCATGAACATGAAACCCCAACGTAGCGAAGATGAATCATATGAGGATATGAAAATTAGAGGTCGATTCTCTAAATCGCTTCTCAAATACAGAGCACATCTATACGATTATTCAGTTTATAATAAATAAAACATATGCAATATTTTCAAGTAAAAGTACAATTCACTGTTGAAGACAGTAAGGGTAAAGTAAAGAAACAAAATGTAAATTATTTGGTTGATGCACAGTCAGTAACTGAAGCAGAAGCTAGAACAGTAAAATTCCTTACTGATAACAATGAACAAGCATTTGAAGTAAAATCAGCAAGCGAATCTAAGATCTTTGATGTTATTTCAACTGAAGTCCCAGAAGTAGAATAATTGAGATAATTGGTTTAGCTAAAATAAAGTCTTATATTCACGTTATAAATAAAGAAAAATGATTTGGTATATTTACATAGTAAGCATAGTATACTGCATTTGGAGAATGAGTGCTAGTTACAATAAAAAATTTGGTAATAATCCAATCGGACCAACACCCGGACTAGAAACACTATTCATTCTGCCATTTGCTCCATTGCTTGCTGTTATTGATGCTAGTATGACCTGGATTAAGTGGTATAAGGAAGCTGAAGAGGCTAAGAGAAGGAATACTAATATATTTTAGTCAATTGTCAGGTGGTGAAAGGATATATCCACGGCATACACACCCACTCGTCTCGTGGGCGCTGAATTTGAGATAGGTAACGGGATATGGGTTGACCACAAAGCCGGCTATTTTGTCCATTACCGAATCACAGCATGGAGGTTCAACTCCTCTCCTGACAGCCTGAACACAGTGAAGTCTAAAAGGTTGATTGGAAACTAGGTTAGAAAAGCCAATTGTAAAAGCAGATGTCCACTCACCCATCTTCTGCTTTCCTAAATAGCTTTGACACGCACGACAACTTGGAATGGTGCACGCTGAACAAGCTCTGTGAACGACCACGAAGAATACCTCACTGGTGCGTAGGTAAGTATCAAGTTCTTCTGACTGTGGGGAATAGACCCACTCTTAGCCCCGGTGGTGGAATTGGTAGACACGCAAGACTTAAAATCTTGTTCGCGTAGCGAGTACGGGTTCGATTCCCGTCTGGGGCACCAATATTTATTTATATGGCATGTCATTATTTAACAATGAAAAACAGTGACGAATTCTACATGCGAATGAAGAATCGAGACGCTGATCTTATTTTAAAAATGGCAAAATGTGTTTTAAGTGCTTATAAACGAAATAAATCAAGTATTGATATATTTGATATTACGTTTAAAGTACTAAGCGACGGGTTAGTATTCACCATTGATAAACCACAATACAAGGAACTATTAGGTAATTGTATAAATGATTTGATTACAATGGAAGAATATGAGCTGTGTGCTGAAATAAAGAAAATACTAGATAAGAAGAAAACTAAAGAAGTTCTTTAACATATGGGGCATACCGGTATCGATTCAGATGTTGAGGTAATATTACATGCAGGCGTTTGGTAGAGTCGCCTTAGAAAACTGCAAACAATAACTGACGAAATGTCAACAATGACCTTCGACGACCTTATGGCGTTCGTAGGCGCCGACTACGCTTTAGCAGCCTAGTCCGCAAACGGGTGTGCGTAACCTAGGAACAGAATACCACCGAGTACTCACAATCGACTCGCTAAATAAGGACTGTGGATTAGTTTTATCTGTAGTCATAAAACAGATTGGTGGAAACGACCATAAAGGTCAGCCCTACTGATCAGAAGTAATTCAGATCTAAGCATGTGAGACGTTAATATTACTGTCTCTTCTGAAGACCTGGGTTCGAATCCCAGATGCTCCACTATTTTTTTATATTTATGGATGTAGAGAAAACAAGGTTGTATATGAAGATATACAGCCTTTTTCTGTTTACACAATTAAAAATTAAAAATTAAAAATATGAAACACTTCTTCTCACAGTTGTTTAATGACAACAACACTATTAACGAAAAATCAGTTATTGGATTTCTTTCTTTTCTAGTAATGTTCGGATTTGCTGTAGCCGATATTGTAACTGGTTATCTTGGTAAAGATTTAGTAGTAAACGAATTTATATTTAATGCATTTTTAATTATTACTTTAGGTTGTTTTGGAATTTCTTCTATAGACAAATATATTAATAATAAAAAATAACATAAATGGCTTCCAAAAGCTCAGCTGTAGATGCAGTAGCAAATAATATAAAATCTCCTATTACTTTTAAGGAGTTTTCTAAAGATCCTGTTAAGGGTTTACTGTTTATCGTACTGATAGCTATAGGTTATTTGTATGTAGATGGTAAAATGAACTACAGTAATCAAATTGATAAGCAAGGCAAGAAGATTGAAAAACTTGAATCTAAAATTGATGTTTTATCTAATCAACTCAGACGATCTGATAGTGCCTTATCAGGAGCTATATCAACTATAAATTTACTACAACAATTAGGAAAAATACAGTGAAAAAATACTTTGTTATATCGATATTGTTTTTATTGATTGGGTGTTCTTCTAAAGTTGAAGATGAAGAATCTCAGGAAGAACCTGCTGATGAACAATATTTTACAAGCATAAATAAATTAATTAGCAATAGTGATAAAAAACAACAAAGCGTTGCTGTTATTAATAAAGCTGTTGATAGTAATGTAACTGAAAGAATACGAGTAACAACAAAAGTTATAACTGTTATGAAAGAAAAAGTAAATGAACTAAAACAAACAAATGAAATACTTAAAGATAAAATTGATGATGCTAATTCTAATATTGGCGTCCCTTATAAGCTACTCCCAATCCTACCCGATAGCCAAAACCATAGGTAAAGATTCAGTTGTTATCATTAATATGAAACAAGCTGAACAGATAAACAAGTCTCATATTAAACTAACAAATGAGGTAGATAATCTAGAAAACAAATCATTAATCCTTAATATACAAAAGGCTCAAGGATATGCTTTAGTAGAGGCATATGATAGAGAGTATAAAAGAGCTAATATAAAAATAGAAAACCTAAATCTTCAGCTAGAAGATAAAGATAAAGAAATTAAGTTTTTACATAGAAAAATAAATAGAACAATATTTCAAAGTATGTTATTGGTTGCTGGTTGGACTATATATACTGGTGTAAAAAGTGGGTCACTTCCAATTATAAATACTAAATTATGATAAAAAAAATTTTAATGTGCCTATTATTATTTTGGTTGGTATTTATATTATCTTTAGAAGTTTCTATAATAATACAAGATATCTGCTTTGATAATGTAACCCAACAACACATAAAAACACTCAAAACAATTGGGTTTTATAGTATAAAGTAATCTATTAAAAAATAAAATATGCAAACTGGATTTAAAGAATTATTAAACCAAATGATGACCAGAAGATGGTATATCACGGCTATGGTTTTAGGTGGATTTATATTAATAATAGCAGGTATATTTGCCTCTATTACTGGTAACGCAGTAATTGCTGGTGAGTGGAAAGAACTATTATTATTGTTATTAGGTGCCTTTATAGGTAGTTATGGTAAAATTATTGATTATTGGTTTTCTGATACTGATAAAGATAAAATGCTCGTTCAGAAAATGGATGAAGAAGATGGTGTTAGTATGTCTCATACCAATGACATGAAAGAAACTAACAAACCATTAACACCACTAATCCCAGACGCATTCGTAACCGCTGCTACTCATGCACATCAAACCAATATGGTTGAACTTGATATGAAAAAAGATCAACAAGAACATAATCAAATGATGTCTAAAGATCAACAAGAACATGAGCAGGAAATGGAAAAATTAGAATTTGAATTTCAATCTCATAGACAATGTGAACATGAATGGGGTGATAGTGATTATGATGGTGAATTAGAATGCCAAAAATGTGGTAAAATAAAAGATTAAAAAGTTTGGTTCGGTCAAAATAACATTATATATTTACATCAACAAAAATTATATATGATGAAAAAAGTAATGTTAGTACTTGCAATTGTAGTTACACTAGTTGCATGCGGAGGAAACAATTCAGTTGAAACTACAATCGCAGACAGCACAGCTGTAGCTGATTCTTCAGTAGTAGTAGTTGATTCAACTGTAGCTCAGATTCCGGCTGATTCAGTTTCAGCAAAATAATTAAGAGGGGGCGATGAGCCCCCACTTTAATTTTAATGGTTATGTACAAAATAAAACAATTTTTTAGACGTATTTATAATCTCTATCGTTGGTTTCCTATTATATGGAAGGATCAAGACTGGGATGATTATTATATTTTTGAGATTCTTAAATTCAAACTTAAGAATCAAGCCAAATATATTGGCTACCATAATCGCCACACTACAGCTAAACGCGATGCTGAAAAAATGATGTTATGTGTTCGTTTGATTGAAAAAGTTCAAAGTGAATATTATGGATGTGAGTATATGGATTACCATGAGTCCGACTTTAAATGGATTGATACTAATCACCCCGATACTAAACAACTAGATATAGTGGAACTATCAGAACACTTTGATGATTACTTTAAAAAATATCCTCGTATTTATAAGCAGGTTGTAGGTAAAGATAAACACGAAATAGCATTTAGAATAGCTAGAATAAACGAAGAACGAGCACATAAATTATTATTTAAAATACTAGAACAAAACATTAGAAGATGGTGGGATTAATTATATTCATAGTAGCAATAGCAGCATCACTGGCTTGGTTATGGGCTGGAGGTATTGATTATATGGTTAAATACCATCCTAAATACAAAGGTGAAGATTGGTTAGATTGGAATGCTAGTGAAGAAGATAAAGAACAAATATTATGAGAAAAATCATAATATTAATAATACTAGTATTACTAGGAATTAGTTGTAAAACACAAGACAAACAATTTGAAGGTGATAATAAAATTAACTTTATAAGTTATAATAAACTTCCTATTGTAGAAGGTAGAATTAATAATAGAAAAGCATATTTTATTCTAGATTCAGGAGCCAGTATCTCAGTATTAGATGAAACACAATCTCATAAATTTAAATTTGATGTAGAAGAATCAGATGATGAAGCTGCAGGTTATGGAGGTGTAGCACAATTCTCAAGTGTATATAATGCTGATATAGAGATGGGAGGTTTAAGTATGGTTACAAAATTTAAAAGCCAGGATTTAACTGCAATTGTAGTCATTATGGAAGCAACAGAAGGAGTTACCATATCTGGCATAATTGGAAACGATATAATGAAACCAAATAAATTTATCATCAATTTTGCTGATGAAACAATTTCAATAGGAAAATAAATTAAAATAAGGGTTATGAATAATATTGATCGCCAGTATAAAGAACTACTAGACCACATTCTCCACTTCGGTATTGAAAAGAAAGATCGTACAGGAACAGGTACAAAATCAATCTTCGGTTGGCAGATTAGACACAACATGAAGGAAGGATTTCCACTATTAACCACAAAGAAAATGGCTTGGAAAACTATGGTAACTGAATTGTTATGGTTTTTGAGGGGTGATACTAATATAAAATTCCTTGTAGATAATGGTTGTCATATTTGGGATGGTGATGCATACCAGAATTATAGAAAGATAGAATTTGAAAGAATAATGTCTCAAAAGCATGGTGAATATCTTATGGGTAAAGAAGAATTCATCAACAAAATCAAAACCGATGATGAGTTTGCTAAACAATGGGGTGAATTAGGTCCAATCTATGGTAAGCAATGGAGAAGTTGGACTAAATACAAAGAAGAATGGCATGAGCCTCATAAAGAGATTCAAGTAGACCAAATCACAAATCTAATCTCAGAACTCAAAACAAACCCAGATAGTAGAAGATTAATGGTTAGTGCCTGGAATGTAGGTGAGTTAGATGATATGGTACTTCCGCCTTGTCATTATGGATTTCAAGTTTATACAAGAGAGTTGAGTGAAAGTGAAAGAGTTAAGTTGATGGATAAGCGTTTAGGTCTAACGGAGAAAGATAATTTACCTACATACTACACAGTTACTGATTTAAAAGATAAAAATATACCTACTAGCGCAATCTCTCTAATGTGGAATCAACGTTCAGTAGATACATTTTTGGGTTTACCATTTAATATCGCTTCATACGGATTGTTACTTGAATTGATTGCAAAAGAAGTTAATATGGTTCCAGAAGAATTGATTGGTAACTTAGGAGATGTTCATCTATACAATAACCATCTAGAACAAGCAAAGGAACAAATTAGTAGATCATCATTTGAATTACCAAAACTAAAAATGAATCCTATATTCTTAGCTAATTTGGAGCATAAAGGGTTGGATGAAGCCGTTAATGGACAAGTAAATTTTGAATTAGAAAATTATCAATGTCACCCATCAATTAAGACACCTTTGAGTAACTAATATATTTATCAATGCTATGATAAGATATGTTAAACACCATAATGTAGATTATATTATAATAGATAAAACTATCCAAATAGATGGTGTGTTGATGCCTACTCAAATACAAGTAAATATAGATAAAATACCTGCACCTGATCGTCCAAAAATATTCCGTATCTTATCAGTAGCATTTGATCGTAATATTAGTTTTGATAAGTCTCCTAAAACACAACCAAAGAAACCGTGGTGGAAGGTTTGGTAATGTCAAAATAACAATTTATATTTACAGGATGACAGTTAAAGAATTAATTGAATATCTACAAACAGCAGATCCCGAACTAAACGTATTCGTTAAGGGATATGAAGCTGGGTATAATGATGTTAATACTTTTAACCATGAAGAATTGGTATTAAATGTTTGTAACGTTTGGTATTATGGCAAACATGAGTTACTCAAAAACATAGAGAAGAAAGATAAAATATTAGATAGAGAATCAAAACATAATTCAGTAAAAGGCATAATAATAGGTTATGAAGAAGACATTAATATTAGGTGATACTCACGGCCGTTCAACTTGGAAATTAGCAATACATCAGGAACAACCTGATAGAGTTATTTTTATAGGTGATTATTTTGATTCATTTGAAATATCAGGTGTTGAACAAATAGACAACTTTAAACAAATTATTAAGTATAAAGAAGATAACCCACAAGTTGAGGTTGTAATGTTAATTGGTAACCACGATCATCATTATTATCCCGAAATCGGATATACAGGTACAAGTGGATATCAAAATAAAATTGCACCTTCAATTAATCAAGTAATAGATGAGAATAGACATCATCTACAAATGGCTTATGGGTTTGAAGATTTCTTATTCACTCATGCTGGTGTAAGTCCTGTGTTTATGGATCAAGTATTTGGAAAAGATGATTGGTCTAAAGAGAGTGTTGTAGTTGATTTAAATGAATTATTTAAATATAAACCTAAAGCATTTGAATTTAATGGTTTTGATGGTTCTGGTGATAATACAACCCAAACTCCAATTTGGATTAGGCCAAGATCACTTATGGCTGTAAATAAAAACCATAAGAATGGATTAAAGAAAGATTATATCCAAATTGTAGGCCATACTCAAATGAGACGAATCGATTTAGAAGGATCAGATAAATTTACTGGTGGTAGATATTATTTCATCGACACAATGGATACATCAGGCGAGTATTTGGTGTGGCAAGACAATAAATTTACCGTTAACTCAATAAGATAAAGGTTATGAAAAAATTAAAGTATATATTAGAAGATCTTAGATGGTTAAAGGTGTTAAATAGCCCCTTCAAACCATTTAGTGTTAGTTGGTATATAGGTAAAACACAAGTTGGTACTCCATACTTCCTACCAAGGAAATGGGTTAAAGCAACTCCTGCATTAGCTACTGAAGCAGCATTAAACGAAATTAGGAGTGCAAAAGAATGGAATGAACGAAATCGCGATTCAACATTTAAACACAGAGTAAAATCATTTGAAGAAGCATATAAAGAAAAAATGACATATCGTTTCCCAGTACCACTTAAAGTCGGATTCAGTTATTGTGGTTTAGGATGGAAAACAAAATGGACTGATACTGATTTTAGATATGAGTGGGGTCCTGTATTATCATTTGTGTTCTTTGGCTATCAAATAGCAGCAATGGTTGGGTATAAACACGCTAGTCATTATTGGGAATGTTGGTTATATTATGAATATGCTACTGATAAAACTAAATCAAAACATGAACGAATAGAACAATGTAGAAAAGAATTTCCACAAACATGGACAGTATCTTCTATGGGCAAAGAAGAGGTCGTAGATTACTATCAACGTATACTTAAAACTAAATATCTATGAGACATGCAGAACGAAAAGCAAATAAAGAAAGACAATTTTTAAAGGAGTTGATTGACAAAATGTTTGAACTTGCTGGTCACGATCTTAAGTTTGAAGATGTAGAGGGTAGAAAGGATAATTGGTTTCAACAATATACAATGACTGAGGCTCAAAATAAGGAATGGAGGGAATGGGGTGTGAAACATATTAAAAAGAAAAAACGCTATTATTCAAAAATAGCTGAGCGTGAAATGGCATTTCTTGATTTATATTGTGGACTAAAAATATCTGATAGTAGATTTGGTTATGAAGAAGAAAAAAGCACAACAAACGAAGCGTAATTGGTTTATTGTAATGAACTCACAATTAGAATACTTTAGTGGATTAATGTATGGGGGTGAATTGGTATGGTGTAATGATTATAATGAAGCTAAACCATTAGATGATGAACGTAAGTTTAAAACATTACAGATGCTTTGTTATAATGAAGAATTAGTACTAGATTATATTAACTAAAAATAAAAATGGTAAACCTAAACCTTGCCTACCCCAATGTCTCAGATATCTCATTTAAAACAGTTCAATTCCCTGATGGCCAACAGGATATAGTACTTCAAAGTTGGCCTAATTTAGACCAACCAGTTACTATTAGGTCAAGAATGAATTCATTCAAAGATATTGAATTAATCATATGTGCTAATAAAGCGCTTCGTAATTTAGGTTATAACGAAATTCATTTAAGTGTTCCTTACTTTCTAGGAGCTAGAAGTGATAGGAAATTCACAATGGGAGGTAATAATTACCTTAAAGATGTAGTTTGTCCTGTAATTAACCTTCAAAAGTTTGCTACAGTAACAACAATGGATCCTCATAGTGATGTAGTTGAAGCGTGTACTGATAACTTTAGAAAGATTAATAATGTAGAATTGGTAAAATGGGCTCTAACAGATATAGACAATACATTCACCGCTCATGATAAAGTAGTAATTGTATCACCCGATTCAGGTGCTGTCAAGAAAGGATATCATGTAGCTAAAAGAGTTGGTTATACAAGAGAAATCATTACAGCAGCTAAGGTTAGAAACGTAACCACAGGACAAATTTTATACACTAGCGTTCCTATGGAACATGAATATGCTCTTGATTCTAAATTTGTTATGATTGATGATATTTGTGATACAGGTAGAACATTCACTGAAGTGGTTAAGGTAATAAAACAAAAATACCCAGACGCTAAACAATATCTAATTGTAACTCACGGAGTGTTTAGTACAGGATTTGATGAATTGGCAAAGCATTTTGATTACATTTATACTACAAATTCAATAGCAGATGTTACTGGGTTTGATTTTGTTAAGCAAATGAATGTATATTAAATTATGAGAACAGAAGAAGAACGCCTCGCACATTACAGAGTAGCATTTTTAGAGAAAGTTAAAAAATGGAAATGGGATGTTGTTGAGGAATGTACCTATAAACAACGTGGTCGTAAAGCTAAAGTAACAACTCGACCCGAATCAAAACCAAGAACTAAATTAGAACAAAACGCATTTGCTTATAACTGGATAAAATAATAAATTATGAATAAGTACGAAGCATTAGGTGGTAATTATTTTGGATTTGAATTATTTGAAGAAGTATTTAAAGTAATTAATGAACGTGGTTATAGTAATCAAGAACAAGCGTTTAAAGCAGGTGTAGCAAGTGCTGAAGCTGCTGTAAGACGTTTACGTGAAGAATATTATGAAACCATATCTAAATCAATGCCAATGGAATGATATTTATAGGTATGAAATACCTACTAATATTACTCCTACTCATCAACACAGCATTCGCTCAAGACACTATCACACTTGTACATAAAGCATATAAGACAACTTATAGCAAATCAAAACAATATCCTGTCAAGGTTGAATGGTGGGTAACTAAAGCAGCACTAACATGTCCTGTCAAGGCTAAACGTGGTGATAAATTTATTCCTGATCCTAAATTACCGCTTGAAACCAATTTACAATCAAGTTATACAGGAGCTGGATTTGATAGAGGTCATAATTTTCCATCAGCAGATGCTGCTTGTGATCAAATAATAAATGACGAGTCATTTTACTTCAGTAATATGACAGCTCAATATCCACAATTAAACAGGGGTGATTGGAAATCATTAGAATCAATGACGCGTGACGCAGCACTTAAAGATGATTCTGTTCATGTTTGGTGTGGTTCAATTGGAGTAAGTAAGAAAATAGGAACTGTATCTGTTCCTGTTCAGTGTTGGAAGATAATTTATACTAAAAAGACAAATGAATGGTTAGCATTTTTATTTGAAAATGACACATCAAAAGCAGACGGACTTAAAAATAATGAAGTTGAAGTAAAGTTGATTGAGCAAATTACTGGTTTTAAATTCAAATAAACAAAAAATAAAATATGGCTATTCAAACAAAAGACGATGCACAGAGTAAAGCGGATAGGAGAGTTGATAGATCATTCTTTAAAAAGACAAAACAAAAACCACTAATGGAAATGCAATTCAGCGAAGTAATATCTTTGGCTGATCAAATTGAATGGCTTAGATTGAAGAAGATAGAGAAAGAAAAACAACAATATAAATAAATAAACATGACTAACGACACAATGTATTTCAATTGTATGGCTATTGAGGAATTGGTTCGTAGTATGGTTATGAGAGGTATAGACGATAATTCTAAATTAGTAGCTGCTGTGGATAAGGAATTCCATCCCCAAAACGCCTGGGAAATGGAGGTATATAGCGAAGCCATTATATATGCTAAGCAGGGAGTATTAAATTAGATATATTTATTACCACAAATAAATAAAATGAAACAGAATATTAACGAAATTAAAAGAATGCAGCAATTAGCTGGTTTATTGAAAGAAAATATGGATATGGGTGGAGATAGTGTATCTAAAGAAAAAGTTAAAGAATGGATATGGTATGCTGCTGAAGAAGGAACAGATACAGAATATATGTCTACTTTAAATAAATATTTAGATGACTTATTAATGGGTAGCAATGAAGTAACAAGAGAACAATTTAAAGATCTAATCAATTTTGGATATAACCTACCAGGATATGGCCCAATAGGCCACGGTGCTGATCCAGAGCCTGATGAATTATTTGATGACATGTTAAATAATTAAAAAATAAAATCAAAGAAGCTTTCCACAAGAAGGCTTTCTTGGTCAAAATTATTGCTATACATTCAATGTATTAAATAATTAAAAAATAAAGGTTATGTCAAACGAATTGAATTCAAACGTAATGATGAGCAGTAACACTTACTCGCTCGAGCAAATTAAAGCAATGGCTCCATCAGTATTCACTACTGATAAAGCACCCCACCTCACAGACAAATACATTCAAACCCCAACATCACGTGTTGTAGAGGATTTGATGAGTATGGGATGGCAAGTAACTAAAGCGCAAGAAGTTAAAGCGCGTAAAGGTAAGGGATTCCAAAAACACATGGTTGTGTTCCGCAACCCCGAGATTATGATTAAGGGTGCTAATGGCGACGATTCATTCCCTCAAATTCTACTTACCAATTCACATGATGGTAAAGCAGCGTTCAATTTTAGAGTAGGTATCTTTAGGTTAGTATGTTCAAATGGATTGGTTATTAGCGATGCTGATTTTAATAATGTATCAATCAGGCACACTAACTATTCATTTGAAACACTACAAACCAAAATTCAAGAGGTAATTGCTAAACTACCTAACCTGGTTCAAAAGATTAACCTATTCAAACAAACAGAACTGACTGAAGCTCAAATGGCCGACTTCGCTCAGAAAGCAGCATCACTCAGGACTAAACAGACCATTAACATTATGGATGTACTTACTCCTGATCGTCCACAAGATGCAGGTAATGACTTGTGGGTAGTGTTTAATCGCATTCAAGAGAAAGTAATTGGTGGTAATTACAAATACGGGGGTAAGAATCGTAAAGCCCGTTCTGTTAAGAACTTCCAAAAGGACATTGAGCTGAATGAGCAACTGTTTGAGTTGGCTGAGAGTTACCTTTAATATATACTAGGTGGGGGTGTCAAAGCCCCCACTTACATTTATTTAAATAAAATTATATGATTATAGTATTATCAGTAATAATTGTAATTATGATCCCATTTCTAGTAGGAGCAATACTTCGCATCGATAAACTCAAACAACACATAGAGTTATTAGATAGAGAACAACATACTCAAAATAAAGATATAATAGAATTACTAAAATATAGAGGCGAATCATCAGTTGTCATACTACAACATTCAGACGTATTAACATACCTATGCGATCAAGATCCACTATTAAATAAAATAAAAATGCCCATTTCTACTATAGTAGGACAGGCATAATTCTTTTACTATATTTATTTAAATAATAAGGTTATGGTGTTACAAGAACGAATAGAACAATACACCCCAATTAGTTATAATCAATGGTATTGGTGGAGACGTTTTAAATCACGTGACACACTACACAAATATCAACCACTTGAAGCCAAAATTAAAAATGGCGATTTTGAAGTAAGTGATTATCATTGGTGGTCGTTGTGGGAAAATGAATTAGAGAAAGAAGCAATATCCAAGTTAGAAGATCCTAATAAACAACATGAACTTAGATGTTTATTTGGAGAGCGTAAACGTAGGCTAACAGAGGATTATATTAAAGACGAAGCCAAAATATTAGAAGCAATGTATAAAGACTTCTGGCTTGAACTTAGAATGAAACAAGAAGAAGTAGAAGAAGAAATGCTTCAATTCGAAGGCACACTGTCAGAATTTTATTATTATATTTATAGCAAAAAGAAATCAAATGGAAATTAAAGACATCTTAAGCGAACTGATTACAGTAGCAACTAACACCTTTGGTGAACGAGGTAACCCTGATAACTTCGATTTAGAAGATTTCATTTCAACAATGGAAAGCTATTATGAAGAATTGGATGAAATAGGAGAATTTTACTTTGAAAGTGATGAAGAAGGATATGCATTCGATGAAGACGAATACTAACCAAATAAAATAAAGATCATGTATAAAAACAGAAACTATAAACGTGTACTTGATACCAAACAAATCAAAGACATTATTAACCAAATAGCCTTCGATCTTAAAGAATCACCCAAAGAATCAGCTAAGTATCTTATGGATTTATATCTTAATAATGATGCTGATGGTATATTTGAATTAGTAAGTGATTGGGTTGAATATGCTGAAGATGAGGTAAAAAGACAACTTAATATAGAATTAACAGAAGATTCATTTGATGATGATCAATACACTCCACATTATGATTATTAATATAATTTTAATAGTAATAGTAATAGGTATATTCTTTATGGTAATAATAGGATTACTAACAACTGAATTACAAGAAAAACCCAAATCAAACAAATTCAGACAATGGTGGAATAAATACATTGTGGATATGGATGGTAATTATAATAATTAATTTGGTGGGCAGCTTAAAGCTGCCTACCTTCATTTCAAATAATAAGTTATGCGAACATTAGTAATTCATCCACACGATACATCAACACATTTTCTAAAGTCAATATACGAGAATATACCTAATAAAACAGTTATTACTGGCGGTTGGTCTATTGCTGGAGTGGAAAATTTAATATCGATGCATGATCGAATTATAATGATGGGACATGGTTCACCTAAAGGTTTATTCGGAATTAATTTTAATCGTAGTTATGTTATAGATAAAGACACAGTGGGTTTACTCGAAAATAAAGAATGTATATTCATTTGGTGTCATGCTGATCAATTTGTAAAGGAACATAACTTAAAAGGATTCCATAGTGGTATGTTTGTAAGTGAGGTTGGAGAAGCATTAATGTATAAATTGAAGGGTGATAAAAAATTAATAGACGAATCAAATAATACATTTGCATTTATGCTTGGTTCTATTATTGGTATTAATAAACCACTCCCGGAAATATATGAGCAAATAAAAAAAGATTATGGTTGGTTAGCTGAGCGAAACGAAATAGCTAAGTATAATCATGAACGATTAGCTTTGGCAGAGTAAAATAAAGATATTATATTTAACTAAATAAAAATCAAAAGAATGATTCCATTAAGAGAAGCAATTGCAGAAAAGCACAGAATCGCTGAAAATACAGTATTCAGTCAGAGAATGGTTAAAGGAGATCTAACAAAAGAAGAGTATTTACTCTATCTAACCCAACAATATTATCTCTTTGAAGAGTTGGAACGAAAATACCCCCCTAACGAATCCTTATTAAGAATTAATAATATAAAAGAGGATATCACTGAGCTTGGTGTATTAGGAGATCAAATGGTTTCAACTAAGGCTTACGTTGATTATTTAGCTACTCTAGATTATGATTCATTAGCACCACATATCTATTTAAATTATCTAGCTTTAATTTATGGGGGGCAGATTATAAAGCAGAATATACCTGGCTCGGGTAAGATGTATGATTTTATAGAAATGCAAGCAGCTGTTGGCAGTATTAGAGCTATACAGAAAGATGAATGGGCTGACGAGGCTAACCTTGGATTAGATCACATTATAAACATATACAATGAGTTACAAAGTTACGCTGGATAAAATAGCAGACGTAGTTAAAGAGATAATTGTAAATAAAGGTAAGGGACTAGAAATAGAGACTGAAGATTTTGGTTGGAATAATTATCGCTATGTGTCTAACCATTTTAGAATTGCTCATATAGAGAGATACTCGGATAAGAATCTAGAAGTTCTACACATCACCACTTTTCCTAACAATAATAATCCCAGTCCAATATTTGGATTTGACGTAATTACTACCGACAAAAAACCACTTGCCGCGTTTCTTGATTATTCTCCTACTCTAAACAAAACAACCTATAAGTCAGATATTACATTCAACACCCTCTACAATCTTCCAGATTGGGCTAAAAATATATTCTCTGAAGACGCTATTGCAATAATTCCAAGTGAGGATGATCTTAGTGTATTAGCTAAAGTAGTAGAAGATGCTTATAGTAAATATCTAGATCTGTGTATAGAGGTAGTACCTAACATAGAATTAGATCTAATTAAAAGCCATCAGAACTATTATTGTGAACAGCAACAAAAGAATGAACGCACGTTTAATGTACTGAAAGCTAAGTTAGGAGAAGATAGGGCTAGATATTTTATGAGTACAATTTTATTTCCAAAAATAACCTAATAAGTTATTTAAACTGTCAAAATTAAAGTCGTATATTCATCTAAACAAAAAATAAAAGGTTATGCAAGACATTAATTATCCAATCGGATTTACTATTTTCAAGTTAGATGAAGATAAAGAAGAGTATACCGTTACTGGTTTCCTGGCTAAGGAGTACCGATTTAGGGATTTTGATGGTGCTTATGATCTTGAAGAGTATATTCAAAAGCATATCGACTGTTCAGATATTACCTTTGACTCTGAGTATTGTCAGTTTTGGGCTTATACTAAAACTATTGAGCGAGCAAAGCAATTTGTTGATGATATAACTGCTTGGGTAACTAAAATAAAAGAATTAGTAAATTAAATAGGCAGAGTAAAGGTATTATATTCATATAAATAAAAAATAAAATAAAAGTTATGAAAAAATCAACACTCCTCGCAGAATTCGATCAGACAGTTCATTTAGTAAGCTTTTCAATTTCATCAGTATTTACTAAAGATGATGTAATTCAAATACTCAGAAATCTTGAAGGTGTACTTAAAGAGTATACAAGTGAAAATGAAGAAACGATACAAGATCGTTTTGTTTTAACAACTGAACAACTCGATTCATTGATAGAGACAGTTACAAATGAAATATCAGCAATGGATGAATATATTATTGATGATTATGATTTGAGTATAAATGATAAAGAGATACAATTGGATAGTATTAGTTTGAATAGTTGTGGTATAGAAGAAAAAGTAAGTGAAGCCGTTAATGGTTGGTTGGATAACATAAATGATGATGATTGTGGTTGCTAATTAAATTTGGTGGGCGGCTTAAAGCCGCCTACCTTCATTTAAATCAAATAATATGAATGAAATTCAAATGTATGATGCTATAACAGCATTCGGAAGACAGGTAATATATGATGTAATGGAGTTAGCAGCATGTTGTGACCTCAAAGTGGCACATAAGTCATTTAAAAGCCTAAACATGAATCGACATGCCGAGTGTATTGAATATATGTTTAAAGCAGAATTAAATAAAAAATCAAAAAAGTAATTATGGCTGACTTTAGTAAACAATGGTGCGACTTGAATGATCCCGAAATGCCTTATGACTTTGATATTGTAGAAGAACATAGCAAACTACAACCGGGATATAGTGTACCTTGGATATGTGAAGGGTTTGGATTTGTAATGATAGGTAAGGGACATAGCGATGAAATATTATTAGCAATTCCGGATGATGAAGATCATAATTATATCAATTGGATTGAATATGATAAATTTATCAAGGAATATAAAATGAACCAAGGCATAGCTTAATTTAAAGCCTATGGCTCACACACCACCCCACCTAATCCGTATATACGATTGGCAAGATTAAGGTCATATATTCAATTAAATAAAAAATTAAAACATGAAACTCGAAATTACAGATTCACAGGTATTCCGCACAGCGTATTTCACTATTGAAAGTGATAATGGTATGGTTTACCTCATTAATATGGCCGAGAATGAATTTGGTGATGATTGGAATATAACCGATGAGAACCATAATAACATTGAAGATGAAGATATGTGTTCTAGATTGATAGATATTTGTGAATCAACATTTAATAAATAAGTTATGACAGCACAAGAAAAAGCAGCTCACTTAGCAGCGACAGCAGAATTAATAGTATTAGCAGAGGTAGGGTTTAAATTAACACCAACCGAACGTAACAGTATTGCTAAACGCCAAGCAATTGAAACTTGTAATGAGGTATTAGGGTATATGGGTGCGGATCGTGGTTATTCATTTTGGGTTGAAGTAAAAACAGAATTAGAAAAAATATGACACCACAAGAGAAAGCAACTAAGCTAATAGATCAATATAGATTAATTCTAATCCAATCAGAAACAGATGCAGGAGAAGAAATACTGTGTACAACTATAGCTAAACAATGTGCATTAGTAGCAGTAGATGAGGTAACAGCAAACATAGAACCATCAATTTCTGAGGATGTAGCTTCAGCAAGATTTAAATATTGGGAACAAGTAAAAATTGAAATTGAAAGTATATGAGCACATTTGAAATTGATTTCTTCGAATTAGCAATGTTAGCCGAAGCGTGTATACCGCCACGTCCAATTGCTCGAGCTATGTTTTGGCAAAGCTTAACAGATAAATATTGGTATCAATTTACCGAAGGCGAACGCGCTCATCTATTTGAGTGGATGCAGAAGAGTTGGGTATATGAGGATAGTTTGGAGAAGGAAGTGGATACTCAAGAATTCCATGCTAGATTCAATCCCGATAACCAATATATGGTTAAAACCAGTTATAATGGTAATGAAGATCCACATCAAAGAGCATTTAAGATGGGTGATAGATATTATATAAAACGCAATACATGGATATCAGAAGAATATATTGTATCGGCTTTTAAATTTACACCTGAAAGAGAATATTAGTATGAATATAGCAATAGGTGATACAATAAAAACAGCAGTGGGTGGGCCATATAAGGTTATTAGCGTTAAGGATAACGCAATAACATTTAAAATGAAAAACGGAATTGGTCAAACCATAACACAACACGTGACGGAATTGATTAAGAATGTGGATTTGAATTGTGAATATAGTGGATTACCATCTGTTAAGGCATATGAAAAATAAATAATATGACGGAACAACAAACAATAGACAGTATAAACAAAACGTTAGATAGGATCGAGGCGAGAATGGATGAGATGAATAAAATATTGGGTAAGATAATGGATGAGATAGATAAACATAAGAATGGACCCAGCAAAACGATAACGAGTACGTACGACGGGGAAATAATGTATAGGTATAAACAAAACAATAATGAGAAATAAACGACTACATCAAATTGAGGATATAGGTTTTTATGTGGCGATAGGGTTCGCTTCAATCGTTATAACGCTTGGTTTTTTAGCGTTGGTTGGCAAAGTGGTGATGAGTATATTTGGATAAATAAAATTAAATAATAAAATATGAGCGCAAGTAATATTGTTATGTTGTTAGGTTGGTTAATTTTAATGGTAAGTTTTTTGTGGCCGAGTAATAAATGGGGAGGAATCGTAGCAAAAACCGCCTTATCTGCGCTGAGTACTGGCCTTTTTTTAGCGAACGCTATACATGCTTTTTTATCGTAAGTGTGTAAAACAAATTAATGTGTGGGGACGTGGTTTTTTGTACCGCGTCCCTTTTTGTTATGGTGTGTTGTGTATGTGGAATGAGGTGGTGTAGGTGGATGATGGTGTTGGGCAGAGTTCTGTTTTTTCTTCGCCACTCCACCTCTTTTTTGTCGACGAAATATATACTTTTTTTTTTGTCTGAGCAATACGACTTTTTTTTGTCTAAACCAAATTTGTTTTTGTCAAGATTTTTTTGTAGCTTCACCCCAATTTTAAGTTTTTTTTTTGCTTAAATTTTTTTTTGTCGGCGGAGTTTTTGTCGTACATTCACGCCATGAAATTTTTAGAATCATATCCACCACACATAACACCCACGGAGATTTTTGTAAACATTTTGTTTTGGGGAGGGATTTTTGTCGTGTATTTACTTAGGGAAACACCCCCATTCACAGCGATTTGGAGGGTAATAGCAATTTTTCTCATTGTATTATTCGGGACGGTATTGTGGGATAGATTTAAGGATAAATTAAAGGATTTTTTGAAGTAGGTTTTTTTTGTCGCAGTTTTTTTCATACATTCACCGAAATTAATAGTTATGAAAGTTATAGAAAAACAATGGCAATACGGGAGTTTTTTAGCATACGACGAGATCGATGAGGAGTTTTTAGCAACCGAGAAAGGCATTCGTGTACTACCAGCGCCTTTTTTTTATGAAAAGAAATTATATTTTGAATTAAAACGCCGATACGAACCGGGTGAGAAAGCTACATTCCCCAACGGCGGATATGAGGTGGTGGATATGAGTGGAGGTATCCGCTCATATGACCTAGATCAGATAATCATCCACCCCCAGGTACTCCAACACAAGAAGATGTTGGATAAGATGGCTCGCCGCGCTGAGAAGCAAGCTAAGAAACGTGAGCGCACTATCAAGAAAATTGGTAAGGAGAATAAGGTCAAGCAGGGACGTAGGGGACGCCCAGCGATTGACCCAGCACTTAAGGCTGCCAGAGCCGCACTCAAGGTAGAAGCCGGAGTACGTAGTGGAGGTAAACGTGGGCGCCCTAAGAGCACTGAGCTTAAGACAGTGTCCCCACCAAAGGTCTCTACTGGTAAACGTGGACGACCAGCTTTGAGTGTGGAGGCGATCAAGCAACGAGCAGCAGACAAAGCAGCTACCACTAAACGTAGTGGTGGTAAACGTGGTAGACCAAAACGAGCATAGTTTTTTACGTATATTTATCGAAATTAAAAATTATGAATCAACAAGAAATTATTAATGAAGTAAATGTTTTGATTGAAGGTAGTGGATGGGTAATTGATGATTATGATGGAATGGATGGTTTTGATTACGTAACAATTCGTAAACCATCAAATTAAAATGTGGTCGGGCAAGTCCCGACCACTATCTTCATCGAAATTAAAAATTATGAAAGTAAAAGATTTGATTGAACAATTGAGTAAATTTGATCCAGAAACAGAAGTATTAGGTTCTTGTGTTGACCCATCAGATTTTGTTTATAAAGTACCTGTTAAAACAGTTATATTAGATAACCCATTTGATTCAAATGGTTACTCTGGTGTAGACGGTTCTGAAGTAGATTGGGATTTACACTACTATGAAGACGAAGACATGGATGAACCAGAATATGTTGGTCCAAAAGTTGTATTGATTAATTTAGGTGATGTGTAAACATCACCTTTTTCTGTCACGGTTTTTTGTGTATATTCATTCAAACAAAAATTAAACGTATGTTAACAGGTTACCAAAGACAATTGTTCAGTGAATTAGTTAATTTGAATTGGGAAACAGACCAGAATTATCCCCAGACCGTTAAAACAGCTTTGATCAATGAGTATTGGAGGGTGAGGAAAGAATTGGAGGATGATATGGGTAAGGATGAGTATAGTAGGTATATTAACGGGATGAGACAAATGTTTGCTCCAGTAGGTGGATATGGGGATGAGAGTCCAGAGGAAGTAGAGCGTATGTACGCTTCGATTTAATAAAATGTGGCCGGGCGAAGCTCGGCCACTATTTTTGTATAAATAAAATTAAAATTATGAAATTACAATTAACAAAAACCGCCAAGCAGGAGTTAAAAGCAATTAACCTTAAATTAGATAAAACTGAAGGCGAGTATTATGATAAGATGAGTAAACGAGAGCGCCTAGTATCAGATGCAATGTTATATGTTGATGATGCTTATGTAAATAATAAATTTAAACGTTTAGATAACTGGTGTAAACGTACAGGCGAAGGCGAATATACTGAAGATTATATGATGAATGTTAAACGTAAGGTAGGTAAAATGATAATGGAAGATATAATTACAATAGTAGAATAATAAAATGTGGCCGGGCAAAACCCGGCCACTATCTTTATTCAAACAAAAATTAAACGTATGGCTAATATGGGTTATTGCAGATTCGAAAACACACTTAGAGACCTCAGGGATTGTTACAGCAACATGGATAGTGATGATTTGAGCCAATCAGAGTTTTATGCACGTAAACAAATGATTGAGTTGTGTTGGGATATTTACAGTGAATATTGTAATAATATCGATGATGAATTTGAAGACGAGTCAGAATAGGTTTTGTCCGGTCCAAATTTTTTAGTACATTCATATCACAAATATAAATAAATAAAACAAAAAACAAAGGTTATGTCAAACAAAAAAGCAACAACAAAAGGTAAAGAGACAGGAAAAGGTTCAAAAGGTCGTCCAACAGTAGCAGGTTCAGCTCGTCAAGCTCGTCTCGCAGCCAGAGAAGCCCGTGTAGCAGCAGGTGGTGAGGTTAAGCGTGGTAGACCAGCAGTACAAACCAGTGCTCGTCAAGCTAAACTCGCAGCACAAGCAGCCCGAGTAGCAGCAGGTGGAACTATTAAGCGTGGTCGTCCAGCAATTAAAAAGGTAGATGAGGTAGTAGCCGAAGTGGCTGCTTAATCAAAAAATGCCTAAGGTCCGCCATTCCATTTTGGGTGGCGGAACTTTTTTCGTATATTCATCCAAATTAAAATATATGGATAAAATAAATGATTTTTTTAGTATATTGTTTTATAACATACAGATATTCCTTTTTGGTACACGAGTAAAAGGTGAGCCGGCTGGGTATCCAGAGAATAAACCTACGGATGTAAGGGATGGGGATGGTTTTTTTACATGGTGCCAGGAGTATAATGTAGGGTGTCGATCTAAGAACACAGGTGTTTTTTATTAGGCGAGATTTTTTATATACATTCATCTAAATAAAAATTAAAGTATGAAACAATTAACCAACAGAAATCTAATCGCAGGTACATCTTTTTTCGGTACAACATTCCCAGCGTCAGTTAACCAGCTAGTTGAAGCACTAGGGGAACCAACGCACGAGGGAAATGACGGTGAGGACAAAACCAATTTTGAGTGGAATATGGAGTTAGAAGACGGTACCGTATTTTCTGTTTACGACTGGAAAGAATATAGGGCGATTGGTATGGATGAAGTGATCGACTGGCACATTGGGGGGAAAAATGGAGATAACACTATAAAAGCACTAGAACAACTATCAAAACTAATTATAAACTAGGTTCATACTTTTAATTTTTAATGATTCGCCCTGGGTTTCTACCCGGGGCTCTTATTAGTAAAATAAAAAATGCAGTTATGAAAATATTATTATTATTAATATTCCCTTTATTAGCTGGTGGGTCTGGGATTAAAATCACTCCTACCCTCCCCCCGGTAGAACCCAAGGCACTAACAGTTACCCTCACCACTTATACGGTTGATTCATCCCAGACAGACAGTACTCCCCTTATTACCGCTAGTGGGTTTAAACTAGATAGTCTTAACCCACGCAAGCACCGGGTGATAGCTATTAGTAGGGACCTTAAGGCCAGATTTAAATTTGGGACCAGAGTGAGAATAACAAACGCAGGTCGATTTAATGGAGTGTATGTGGTGAGGGACTTGATGAATAAGCGCTTTAAACACAAAATAGACATCCTGATTAATTCAGAAGATAAACACACTAAATTAACTGATGTGGTTATTAATAAAATGTAGTTTGTATTGTCACAATTAATTGTGTATATTCATCCAAATTAAAACATATGAAATATCTAGTAATTGATTTTTTTAACGGTGATTATTTTATTACAGAGGAAACAACAATTGATGAGTTAGTTAATGCGATGTATAATGATAGTGAAGAATTTGATTTAGATAAAGCAAAAGAATCATTTTTTGATGCTTATGATGTGTTTGAGATTAAAGGTGAGTTAGTAAAGGTGAATTAGTTTTTTGTACATCAGATGAATGTGGGTGGTCAGAAATGATCACCTACATTTATATAAATTAAAAATTATGGATGAAAATGTATGTTTTATTGATTTGGAAAATGATGAATGTGAAGGTTATTGGATAAGTAAGGATGAATTGATGATTGATGAAAATGTGATTAGTAAAGGTAAATTTGAAATTGAAGGTGATGTGTTTAATTATGTAAAAATATTTTATTAATTATTAGTTTAATTAAAATTAATATTGTATATTTATATAAATTAAAAATTATTAATTATGAGAGTAGAATTAAAATTAAATGAATTAGATGAAATGTTTAGTAAGTGTGGTAATGGAGTGTTTATTATGTGTATGAGTAATAGAGGGGATGAAATAGATAGGTTTAGGATTTGTAGAGAGAGTTGGAAATTAGGTAGTAGAGTGAATTGGGTGAAGTGTAAAAAAATATTGAATAAAAAAGGTATTGAATTTGTGGAGGGTGAAAGTGGATGGGGAATGAGAATGAGTAGATGTATTGATTTTAATTATTAAAATAAATTAGTTTAATTAAAATTAATTATGTATATTTATATAAATTAAAAATTATTAAGTATGAAAAGTAATTATGATTTAGTTTTAGAAGTATTTAAGAGTTATGAGATGGATATTGTATTGGAAGATTTTAAGAATAGTTTTATTGAAGGTGAGAATATAAGTAGAAAAGATTATGTGATATTTTGTAGTAAATATGTAGATGATGCTGGTGAAGGATATTATATTGATTTAAATTGGAAGTTTATTGAGAGTGGAGGTGATTTGGAGTTAATTAATAGGTTGGATAGTGGGGATGATAGTTGGAGAGATGAATTTAATGATGAATGAAAATAAATTTGATTGGTAAGAATTAATATTGTATATTTAATTAATTAAAAATTAAAGATATGAGTAAATTAAAATTTAGTGATGGTGAGGAATTTGATTTGGGTGGGCCTTTAAGGGTGGAAGAACGAAGTGATGGATGGTATGTCTTAGGGGAAAATAGAATGATGGCTGTGGCTAGTCAGAGTGAAGGTCTTAAATTAATTGAAACATTAAAACAAGAATATTTATGAATTTAAGTTTAAAAGATGTAAATGATCTTTATTATGTAGTAGGTAGAATGATGCAGGTGGATAAGAAGGATAGGATGTTTATTAGTGATGAGGAATTAGAGGTGTTAAGTGAAAAACTGGTGGAATTAATTGAGGTAAAGTACGAGGAAGAAAATTATTAATAATAAAAGTGGGTGGTCAGAAATGATCACCCACCTTCAACCCACACAAAAAATAAAATATGAAACCAACACGCGAACTTGATTTCACAATCCCAGCAATTGCACTCCTATTAATCCTCATCCTGGCAGCTACTAGTTGCTCACCTAATGGATACGGTTGCCACGGCCGATCTAAAATCATCACCCGCGTACGATAAACAATTAAAATCAATTAATATGAGTATGTATACAATCAATATAGCTGCCTTAGTAACGGTATTAGTGAACACAGTATTGCTGGTAGCTGTCTGGAGGGATCAGCGCCGCAGGCAGAAATAAGTACGTATATTCAATCAAATAAAATTAAACATATGAACAACAATTACGTTATCAGTTACAAGACAGCAGACAATGAATTCGGAATGATTACCGTTACAGGTGAAGATCACATTGACGCCGAGGCCACATTCTATATGCTGGCCGATGAGAATAACTGGGCGATCGAGGAGGTGATGAGTGTAAGTGCCGTACTGGAGTTTACAGACGATGTCCACGAGATGGAAGACGATGATCAGTGGTTAGATAAATTCGTCCATACACATTATTAGAAACGGGTGGGGCGAAAGCCCCACCTTATATTTACCACACAATTAAAAATTAAAACATATGATTACAATTACAACAAACCACGATTGGGCAACTTCGGTAGATGATTTAAGACAAGGCTTACTTAATACGATCGAAACCGAGTTAGAGGAATACGATCCAGAAGATACTGGATGGTCTAAATACAATAAAGACGAATTAAATGCTATAGTAGATAGGTACCTAAATGAGGTAACGGATGAGGAAATAGACGAATTCTTCGATGTTGATTTCTATGGTGATCGAGATGAGGCTATAATGTGTTACCTAAATGAGTGGGCATTCCATCCAGACGGAGCTGGTTATTAGGATAAAACGGGGCCGGTCAAAACCGGCCTCGTATATTCAACCCATAATAAAAATTAACACGTATGAAACAATTTATCGATCGCATTGCAGCTTCATTCATTGGCCTTATAGTATTATTCATTATTGAGGGTGTAGTCTCATTAGGACAGGCATTCCGGTTCGAAGAATATAACTGGATCGGTTGTATGATACAGGGTATGTTTATATTCCTGGCCGTATGGGGAGCTAATAAGATATATGATGCTGAAAACCCACCGTCGAATAAGCCGATTAAATTCTAATCGGCTGATCAAAATACAACACGTATATTCACGGTATAAAATTAATGAATATGAATTACATGATTAATAATCCAGCAAGTAAGGAAGTAGCAATCGCATTCGCCAAGTGGACTATCATCACCCGTATGTGGCAGTCGGACCTGACATTTGAGGAGCAGTACGAGTGCTGGATGAAGGAACTGGATAACCAGGCACACGATGCTAGATTGGCGTATGATACGACGGATATGGATGAGTATGATGACTTCGAGCGCCAGATCGAGTATATGTCGGGCGCGTATGAGGATTAAAGAGTCCGTCGATCGCGGGTCGCTAGCGGTTGTTAGCGGCCCGATAGCGATCTGATAGCGAAGTGCTCCCATGATAGCCGCGGTCCATCGACGGGGTGTGGTTGGCGTAAAAAAAAGCTGCGATATTCTCAACACGCATACACCTCTACACCACCGACAATATATACGCATATACCACAATCACAAGTTCTATTTAACCCATTTCACACCACCTTGCAATATTTCAAAGATCTCTTTTAACACACCTTTTTGCGTCGATGCAGTATTTATGTATATATGCAAAAATATCTACAAGACAATCTACTATTAACTAAAGAAGCATTCGAACAATATATAATAAAACAACAATCAGCCCAAGCAGCATCGTTTGGGTTAACATTGGAACAGTATCAACAAGCCATTATTAACGGGTCTGTTGTTCAATCTTCTCCACAATCAGGCAGTTTGTAAAGTCCCTACCCAAATCCTCAATCACACGCTGTGCCGTCACACTATCGACATGAAACATCTCCCTATTATCAGCTACTCTATATTCACTCAGATGTTCATGTACTCGTTGTTCTAATATGCGTGAGGCATAACATTTTAGTGCCCAAACAGGCACCCATGGCGTAGGAATACCAGTTGCTCTATTAATATCACGCGCACGTTTTACTGGGGTGTCGGTAGTCATCCCTATCTTTACCATACCAGGCATTGATTTATTCACTAACACATACACGTATTCCATTGCACGTACACCACCCGATGAGTCTATTACGGGTTCTTTTAAGTATAGTATATCTTCCCATCCTTCCTTAAATCCAGGATCGGTAGTAGGTACTAATGCAAAATGAGTTGCAGAATTAAATTCTCCCGGTTTCAGCCGTATGTAGTATTGGATATCCTCTATTGGTATGCGAGTAAAATTACTTTTCATCTACAATAATATAAATTAGGTATTTTGACAGTCAAAATAACCTTAGTATGTTTAATCGTATATACGGATTGAAATGGTGGTGGTGTTAGCCATGATGCTGCGAATATTATTATTTTAATATATTTATGGAAAATATAGGAAATGATATTTAAGATAGACTCTAAAGATAAAGCTGCTTTTTTAAATCGCATGGAAAAACAGGGCGAAACTATTAGTAGTGAACAAATTAAAGATATTAAACTTGAAGATTATTTTGAAGTAGAAATTACTAATCCTGAGCAATTAGAAACTGCGAAAGCAATTTTAAAACAATCTCCAAAAATAAACACATTAAAAGAAAAACTTACTAAAAGTACACTTAAAGAAATGGTACGTCGGGAATTATATAAAATTTATAATTAATAAATAATATTAATAATAAAGAGGGTGTCTTGAAAAAGACGCCCTTTCTCTTTGGAGGTATAAAATTTCTTTCGTAACTTCGCCCTACGAGGGTTAGGGAAATAAGGGAATGAGAGATGATAGCAGGGGTTGGGGGAACGGAGGAGGTCATATATTTATATATAAACATATATTATGAAGTATAAAAACAACGTTGCAGAAAAATTGGGACAATTAGATGCAACAGCAAACAGAATTAAGTTTCAAGTAAATCGAGGAGCAGATCAAGATTTAACATTAGAATCTATTGATGATTTAAAAGAACAAATTGAAAAACTTCAAGAAATGATTTCTTTGGAGCAAGACGATTTTGCACAACAATTTAGGGGGTAATTATGGTATGGTTTTGGATAATAATAATTCATTTAGTTGAAATAATAGGAATAGGAATTTTTCTTCTTCTTAGACGCAATAATGCACTTGAAAAAGCAGTTACTGAGCAGCAACAATATATTGATGCTATTAGTATAGTAATTGCAGATGGTGATAGGCGTTTAAGGGAATTAGATACTATGGGTGCTTTTGAAGCTGATGATGAAGTAGGTACTTTCTTTCAAAATCTAAGAGAAATACAAACTACTATTAGTCAGTTTAATAATAGAAAGTAATTTGGTTATGTAAATTATTTCCCGTATATTGATATTAAAATAGGGAATTACATGTCATATTATGAAAATTATGGAGCTGATATATTTGCTGATGAAAAGGTATCGCTGACTAAGCGCGGTTTACCACGTAAGCGAAAACCAAAGGAACCTCGCATTTATTTTACCCAAGATACTGAAGATGCTATTGTAGAATATCTTATAACAGTAGATACTACTGAGCGTAATCGCATTTATAACGATCGTATTGAATATGGTTTTTATAAATTAGCAGAGAATATAATCCATACATTTAAGTTTTACTATACTGATACTGATACAATTGAAGAACTCAAGCATGAGGTTATTACCTTCTTGCTTGAGAAACTTCATTTATATAAACCAGAAAAAGGTAAAGCATTTTCTTATTTCGGTACTATAGCTAAACGCTATCTTATCGTCTATAATGAAAATAACTATAAGAAACTCCAGGAACGAGCTGATGTAGATGAATCTGATGAGGATCAGATGCAATTATATGAAAATGATAGGAATCTAGAGAAGTTATTTAATGAAAATAATTTCATGGATCAATATATTAAATATATAGACACACATATATACCGATTATTTCCTAAAAAACAAGACGCTCAGACAGCTGATGCTATTGTTGAATTATTTCGCAAACGTGAAACATTAGAAATATTTAATAAGAAAGCATTATATATCTACATTCGTGAAATAACAGACGTATCAACACCTCAAATTACTAAAATAATTAAAAAACTTAAAGTAATATACGTTCAATTATATAATGATTATTACCAACACGGGTATATAAAGATTTAATTACTTATATTTATACGTAAACATAATTTATGGCTAATTTTGATGATGTTACTATATTTGGTAATACATCACTATCAGACTTGTTCAAGCAGATACATAGGAATAATAAAGATGTTGATAAACAAATCAATGAATTCATTGATACTCTTAAACCTATTGCCACTTCTAATGCAGGTTCCGCAGTGATGTTAATGCCTACTGTTAAAGATTTAATTGATGTTAACGTAAAAAATAACGAACAGTTAATTAAAATGGCAGGTATAGCGCAGCGTGCTGCAACTGTTAATGCTAATACGGGGCAAGAATTAATTGATATGGATGAAATTAATGCTTTACTTGAAGAACAAAAAGCAGTGCAAGAGCAAGGTCAGAAATTATTAGACCAAGCCCCAGTAGTACAACAATTAGAAGCAATAAAATGAGTTCATTTGTAATATCAAATAATTTAACTTCTGTAGTAAATTCTATAGGAAGAAATAATTTTGTTCCTAATCAAAAAACACAAATAGGAATGGTATTTGGTGTTGTCACTACTGAAAATACTCCTACAAAAGAAATGTTTAAAAAAGCAGGTGGGTTCAATGGTATAGGTAGTGTTTTTTATAAAAACATTGAAGAGGTAGAAACTAAAAATATTACAAAACCTATCGATAATGATTTTTTAGATAAAGAATGTAATATAGCTATTCCAAAAACATCTTATCGTTCTTATTTTCCCCTCCTTAAAGAATTAATATATTTAGAAGATTTACCTTCTAATAACAAAAATATAAGTAGTACTTCAATAAAAAAATACTATTCAGGACCTATTAATATATGGAATAACCCCCAAATTAATTCTAATTTTAATAATGCTACTAATATTCCTGGTATAACATTTGTTCAAAATCCAAACATTAGACCCTTACTTCCTTTTGAAGGTGATTATATTATACAGGGAAGACAAGGTGCTGCTTTAAGATTTAGCTCAACAACTAAATTATATAGTAATTTAAATGAATGGAGTTCTATAGGAAATGAAGACAGTCCTATTACTATTTTATCTAATGGAATGTCATTTGATCCTAAAAAACAATATTATGTTGAACAAATAAATAAAGATAATTCTTCAATTTATTTAACCTCAACTCAAAAAATTCCTTTACAAACAGATAAAATAGGTACATTAAATAATTTAACTAATCCTTTAAATGTACCTGATTATTTTAATGCTCAAGCTATTATTAATAGTGATAGGGTAGTTATAAATTCTAAAAGGGATGAAGTAATGATATTTGCTAAAACAAATATTGAATTAAATACTAAAAATATTATTAATTTAAATGCAGATGAGCGCGTACATTTAAATTCTAATATTGTATTTTTAGGACCATATAATAACAATGCTATACCTCAACCAGTGCTATTAGGATATGAAACTATAAAATTATTTGAACATTTACAAGAAACATTAACTAGATTAGCTTCATATCTATCTAGTGCCGTTAGCGCTCCTGAAGGAGCTCCTATATTAGGGTTAACTTCTGCTGGTCGAGATTTAATGGGTGATATGAAAAGAGTGTGTGATTTATTAGAAAAAATTCCTTCACAAAAAGTATTTACATCATAATGTCTAATACAACTAATATAGCACCTGTAGTATCTCCTGATATTTTAAAAACAATATCGGCATCTACTGCTATAAAGACTTTTGGCAATCAACTTAAAGATAAAGCAAAAGAACAAGTTATATCTGTTTTTAAAAATAAAGTAGGAGATTTAACAGGCCAGATAGAAAATATAATAAAAGAAGAAATTGAAGCAGGTTTAAATCATAATATTGAGTTAAAACGACTTAAGATATTATATGATAATAAGCAAACAACAGAAGAAGATTATAATAAAGCAGTTATAGCTGAAAATAAAGCATATGATATTTTAATAGCAAGTTATAAACTACAAATCCAAAAACTTCAGGAAGATATACAAAATATACTTAATAATCCGCTTGATAAGATAAAAAATCAACAAAAGTCTTTTAAAGCAAGTATTAAAAATTTAAAGAAAAAAACTCAAGAATTTGAAACTAAATCAAAACAGGATTTAACTAAACAAGTTATTTCTAATGTAGTAAAAACATTAGTTCCTGTTATTGCTTTACAATTAGCAAATAGTTTTTCAACATTAATTACGCAAAGAAAAAAATTAGAAGAACTAGTTGATCAAGTAAATAATTATATAGATACTAAAGTTACAGATCAAATAACAGTAACTATAGCAACTAATTTAAGAAATAATGCTGTTACTTTAATTAATAATAATATTAAAAAATTAGAAAATTTAAAGAAAAATATTGAACGTGTAAGTAAAACGATAGCTACAATTGTTGTAATAGTAACTATAATTGAACGCATACTTAGTCTACCACTCCCTATTTTAATCCCTATAAAAATTCAATACCAACCTACTCTACAAAAACTACTAAGACTAATATCAGGATTAAGTGCATTATTAGTTATAGCTACTACTTTATTATCAAATGAAATAATAAGGTTAAATGAATTAAGAGATCGTTTAAAAGAGGTTAGTCTAAAATTAGACGGAAAAACATTGAATTTTGCAGATTTAACTACTTTAACTAATGAATTCCTACCCGCAGGGGGAAATTATGGATCTTATAAAGGATTTAAATTTGCTATTAAAGAAGAACAAAATCAAGCATTTGTTGTTAAAGGTAATAAACGTCGTTATGCTGTAGCTATTGATCGTTATGGTGTTGAAATTATTAAAAGTGAATATTCATTTACATTAGATCCTAACGACCTAATAGAACAATTAAAATTAATTATTGATCAACGAAATTTACAAGGATAAAATATTTATAATTATGAATACTAAGGCATTTAAAAGATTAATTAAAGAAGCAGTAATTGATGCTATTCATGAAGAATTACCATTCATTCTTGAAGAGCACATGGCTAAACAAGAAAAAAAAGCACTACGCGAAAACAGAGCAATGAATTTTACTAGCAATGATGTAATATCTGGCAATTCAGATGTTAGAGCATCTTTGCGTTCTAAAATGGGCGAACAATTTGGATTTAATCAACCACAACAATATCAATCGAGTATACCTCTAGAAGTCATACACGATAAAATTGATGAAACTACAGGTGAACCTGTAAATCCATATTTAGCTTTTCTAGCCGACTCAGCTGCTAATATGACTCCTCAAGAAAGAGCAGGACTTAAAAATTTAGGATAAAATGCCAATACCCCAAACAATACGAGTAAATCCGTTAGATTTACAAAAGAATATTGCTATTGGGGTATCTTTACCTTTTAATGGTCCCGGAGTATTTAATAGTACTTATACTACTAAAGATCAAATAAAATCTAATTTAGTTAATCTATTATTAACTAGTACTGGTGAAAGGATAATGAATCCCAATTTTGGTACCTATCTAAAAAGATTCCTATTTGAAGGAATTACAGATAGTAACTTAGAATCTTTAAAAGATAATTTATTAAATAGTATATCAATATACATACCTGATATTACTGTAATTAATATTATTGTCACTCCTAATACTGATTATAATTCTATAGATTTAAATATAGATTATGTAGTCAATATTTCACAATCTCCTGATCAAGTAACAGTACAATTTACATAATAATGACTAACGAAGATAAAAATATATCATATTTAAATAAAGATTTTGGCGCCTTTAAAGCAGCATTACAACAATATGCTAAAACATATTTTCCATCAACATATAATGACTTCTCCGAAGCTACCCCAGGTAATATGTTTATTGAAATGGCATCATATGTTGGCGATGTTATGTCATTTTATTTAGATACTCAAACACAAGAGAATTTTCTTCTATATGCTAAAGAAAAAGAAAATTTATATGCTTTATCTTATGTAATGGGGTATCGCCCCAAAGCATCATATGCTTCTTCTACTGCTGTAGATGTATACCAATTAATGCCTGCTACTTCTTCAGACGGAGGTGTAACCTTTTCTCCAAACTATAATACCTACGGACTGATAATACCAGCTAATACTACTATTACTTCAATTTCTACAGGTACTAAATTTTTAACTACTCAACAAATAGATTTTACAGATACGGGTAGTACTGAAATTAGTTTTGTAGATAGCAATTATTTTCTATTTAAAAAATCTACTGAAGCTATATCAGCTGAGCTAAAAGAAACAACTATATCATTCCCGGGAAATCAAAAATTTGCTACTACAACCATTACTGATACTAATGTATTACAAATATTAAGAGTTACAGGCAGTGATAGTAATACATGGTATGAAGTTCCATATTTAGCTCAAGCATCAATATTCCAAAAAGTAGCTAATCCTTCTTACTCTACAGATCAGGTTCCATATCTATTACAACTACAAAAAGTACCTAGAAGATTTACCTCAAGAATACTATCAGATAATACTTTACAGTTAGAATTTGGGGCTGGTTTATCTTCAAACAAAACAGATAGCCAAATACTCCCAACTCCTGACAACATTCAGTTAGGTTTAGTACCTGGTATTTCATTATTAACAAATAATTATAATGAAGCTTCTGTATTCTTTACTCAAGAATATGGATTAGCCCCTTCTGGAGATTTAAATGTAAAATATCTAGTTGGTGGTGGTATTACATCAAATGTGCCCGCTAATGATTTGACTAATATAGACACATCCGGACTTTATTTTAAAAATGGTAATCCTGGAGGTGGAATAGCTACTACTGTATTATCAAGTGTAGTATCTACTAATCCTAATCCTTCATCTGGAGGTAGAAATGGAGATACCACTGATGAAATAAGACAAAATGCTTTATATTCATATTCAACTCAATTAAGGGCTGTAACAAAAGATGATTATATTATTAGAGCATTATCAATGCCTTCTAATTATGGAACATTAGCTAAAGCTTATATTTCACAAGATTTCACTCGAGAAGATTTTCAACAAACAGTAGCCAATACCCAACCAGGTAATCCTCTTACTTTAGATTTATATATTTTATCTTACAATAGTAATAAGCAATTAACTACTGCTTCTACTACATTAAAGCAGAATCTAGTAACATATCTCAATGAATATAGAATGGTTACTGATGCCATTAATATTAGAGATGCTTTTTATATTAATATTGGTATTAATTTTGATATAGTAATATTAAGTGGATACTCAAATAAAGATGTACTAACTAATTGTATTTCAATTATACAAGACCACTTCAATATAGACAAATGGCAAATCAACCAACCAATCATACTCTCAGACATTACCTCTAAACTTTTACAAGTTAAAGGAGTACAATCAGTAGTTAAACTAGAAATTACAAATAAACAAGACGCTACTAACACTATCTATTCACAATACGGATATGATATAGCAGGAGCCACTAGACAAGGAAATATATACCCTTCCCTAGACCCAGCAATATTTGAAGTTAGATATCCAAACACAGATATACAAGGTAGAGTTATTGTACAATAATATTAAATAATAAAAGTATGAACCTAGACAAATTAAAAGGACACATTCCCGACAATGTAATTGCTCAAATTCCTGGAGTAATGGAAAAATTTCAAATTAATACTCCATTACGCTTAGCTCATTTCTTAGCTCAATGCGGTCATGAATCTGGTGGTTTTAGATTAACTAAAGAAAATCTAAATTATAGTGCTAAAGGCTTAATGGGTATATTTAAAAAATATTTTCCAACTCAAGCATTAGCTGATGCATATGCTCGCAAACCAGAAAAAATTGCAAATAAAGTATATGGTGGTAGAATGGGTAATGGACCTGAAGCAAGTGGTGAAGGTGCAAAGTTCTGTGGCCGCGGATACATTCAATTAACTGGTAAAGATAATTATACTGCATTTGGTAAAGCTATTAATGAAAATATAATTGCTAATCCACAAGTAGTAGCTGAAAAATATGCTTTATTATCAGCAGCGTGGTTTTTTAATAAAAATGGCTTACATAAATTAGCAGACGGTGGTTCAACCGATGCCGTTGTAACGCAAATTACAAAACGCGTTAACGGTGGTACTATTGGTTTACCGGATCGTATTAAGCACTTTAAAGAATATTATGCATTATTAGCATAAAACAGACTTGTAATTGCTATATTTATATGTAGTAATTACTAATTATGGCTGTTTATAAAATATTCCCTGAAAAGAGTGCTACTCTTTATTCATATTATCCTACCCTAAATGCAGGGTTAGACGAGATACTAGAAGCTAGTACCTACTATTCATTACAAGGTACTAATGAAGTATCTCGTCCTATTATTAAATTTCCATCTGATCAAATATCCGATATTATTACTAATAAAATTAGTAGTAGTGCATTTGATGTTTATTTAAAATTATATTTAGCTAACGCCTCTGAAATTCCTACAAATTATACATTATTTATCCATCCATTATCTAAGGATTGGAATGTAGGAACAGGTAGATTTGGTAATTCTCCTATTACTACTGATGGTGTTAGTTGGCAATATACAGTAGAGTCAGGTAGTAATGCCTGGGTTAGTGGTGCATTTGCAACAGGAACAACAGGATCCTATAGTGCTACAGGAACTGCAGGTGGTGGCACTTGGTGGACAAGTTCTCTTTATCAGTCTACACAATCTTTTACTTTTATTTCTTCAAAAGACATTGAAACTAAAGTAACCAATACCGTGTTGGCCTGGAATAGTAGCTCAATAGCTAACTATGGATTTATATTAAAGCATTCATCTTCTTTAGAATTTACAGACGCTGACAAATTTGAAACTAAGTATTTCTCAGGCAATACTCACACTATTTACCCTCCTGCTCTTGAATTTAGATGGAATGATTCAGTATATAATACAGGGTCATTAATTGTAGTAACTTCAAGTTTATTTGCTCTTACGTTAGGGAATAATAAAGCAGAATATCAACAAGATTCAGTTCAACGTTTTAGAGTAAATGTTAGAGATCAATACCCATCAACAGCATTTAGAACTACATTAAGTTATGCTAATTCAAAAGCATTACCTTCTTCTTCATATTGGTCAATAAAAGATTTGGATACTGAAGAAATTGTCGTAGATTATGATACATCATATACTAAATTAAGCTGTGATACAAACGGTAATTACTTTGATATTTACATGAATGGATTAGAACCTGAACGTTACTATAAATTACTTATTAAAACTGTAATTAACAATAAAGAAGTAGTAATATCAGATAAAGATTACATTTTTAAAGTTATAAGATAATGTCCCAAATCCCAGTCCAAAAAACAGTATATGATAAAACTACTTATAGTAGAGTTATCAATACCCAATTCAGCCAATTATTAAATCAAGAAACTAGCGAAGATACTCTTTCTTTTTCTGTTGATGATTTTTTTACATTATATGATCAAGTATTTTATCAAATTCCTAAAGAAGGAGATACAAATTCACATCAGTATATTTTACAAAGGGAAGCTGACTATTTAGGTATTAGTATAAGTCAAGAAGATGTACAAGCTTTATTAGATGAAATTACATCTTTAAGACAACAAGTATTAGATACTCAAACAATAATAAACGATTTGACTAAACAATAATGGCGGATAATATTAAAATAGTAGGTGAAATTTTAAATACACAACAAGTATCTCGTTATGATGCTGATGATACTAATTTGCTTTCTCCTACATTATTAAAAGAAAGTTTTGGTCAACAGAATGATTATATTGAATATTTTGTTTATGATGCTGGAGGTAATCCTTTAAATATAGATTATAATTATAAAGATTTTAAATTACCTACTACATCATATATTGATCCAATTAGTGGAACTTTACCTATTATTGAAATAGATCCTGTTATGGATCTACAAAATTTAGGATATTCATCTGGTGAATTTATAGTTCAATATAATTTATTTAATAACCAAATTTCAAATCCTAAAGCTGAGTTATTTTTAAAAGAAATATCAGCAGATAGAACTGAACTAAGAATAGGATCTACTATATTAACAAATGAGCAAATTGAAAGTGGATCTTTAGCTCTTATAAATGAAGCCTCTGGTTCTTCATACTTTGTTGATTATTTACTTAATTTTGGTAATAATGAACAGGTAGTAGCTGTAAATGTTGCTCTTAATAAAGTAGATTCTGGCTATGAAATCCTATTTAAATTATACCAGCCACTACCTGATAATATTCAGGAAAAATCTACTTTATGGGTTGTTAATGAAAAAGCAAACCCATATGTTTTTGATATCAATTTAGATAAACTAATTATCCCAGCTCCAGGCCCACAATTAAGAGGTCCTAACTTTGCTATTGATATACCTAACCAAAATAACATTGCTACTTCTTATCAAACATACAATGGTTTGGTAAGTAGTTTACAAAACGTTTCATCATCATATCAACAACTTTTAAGTTTAATTACTTCACAAAGTATTGATATTAATACTGACTATACTGACTTTAATAACTTTATATTCTTTAGTTCAGCTGAACAAAGAGTTATTAATTTTTATAATAAAGTAAAGCAAATTGAAGATTATAAAAATAATATAGCAGTATATACTCCTTTAACCGCCAGCCGCCCTAATTTAATTTATGATTTAAATTTAGCTACAGCTAGTATAAACAATACTATAGTTAATTTTGATGGATTTGAATATTATTTATATTTTGAAAGTGGTTCTACTTTAACATCATCTTTAGAATTTGGAATTACTCCTTATCCTAAATCTAGTTCATCAAAACCATTTACTTTATATTCAACTGGGTCTACTTTAGTTAATACTTGGTATAGTGCTGCTACCTCTAGTGCTTATAATTATGATGATTATAATCAAAATAATTTAATATATACTGTTCCTTCATTTATTAAAGATGATGGGAATAATGATCAATATATAACCTTCCTTAATATGGTTGGTCATTATTTTGATAATATTTGGATTTTCTTAAATGCAATTACTGATATTAATTTAGCAAATAACAATTTAGAACAAGGTATTTCTAAAGATTTAGTATATACTACTCTACAATCATTAGGAGTAAAATTATATAATAAATACGGAGATTCAAGTAATATTCCCTTCTTAATAGGAAATAATGGTAGTTCTAGTTTTGATAATAATTTTACCTCTACAGGTTCCTATTTAAATTCAATTCCTCAAAAAGATTTACTTGCTGAATCTTATAAACGTATTTATCATAATTTACCTTTACTATTAAAAACAAAAGGTACAACCTATGGTTTACAAACATTAATATCTACCTTTGGTATTACTAGTAGTATATTGAATGTTAAAGAATATGGTGGTGATTTAAAATCCCAAACATTAGATGAATACAATAATGATAAAATAAGGATTGTTTCTAATAGTATAGTTACAGGTAGTATTTTATCTCCTTTCATTAGTCTACAAGAACAACCAACATCGTCTCTTCTATTTAGAACAGATGATTTACATTATGCTGATATTTCATTTTCACCTGAAACTCAAATTGATACATACGCTTCTACCTCTATTGCAGCTGTAAACCCAACTTGGAGTTTAGATGATTATATAGGTGATCCGAGACAAATATATAGTGGCTCATATAATGATTTAAACATTCAAAGAAATACCTATTATAATTTCACTGCATCTAATATGGATTATGCTGGATTTATCCGCTTAATTCAATTTTTTGATAATTCATTATTTAAAATGATTAAAGACTTTGTTCCAGCAAGAACAAGTCTATCAACAGGTATTACTATTAGTTCTCCTGTATTAGAAAGAAATAAATGGTCATATGCTAATCCATCTACTACTAGTGAAATAGAAGTAATGGATGGTAATTTAGAAGGCCCATCAATTACTACTGAATATACTGACATATATCAAGGATTAACCGGTAGTAGAGCAGCATACTATACAGGTGAATTTAGTGGTAGTATAATTGAATATGGTGATGATTGGATAGAAAGAAATTTTAATCCATATCTTCATCCTACAGCCAGTTTAACATCTAGTCTAAACGCTTTTAACCATTCAGAATTTAATGTATTATTAAATAATGTATTTGCAAGTAGATTATCTATTACTAGACAAGATATAGAATTTATATATGGTACTACAGGGAGTATATTATCACCTGCCTATTTACAAGATTCAAATGAATCTCTTACTACATATAATAGAGCAAGATATGAAGGTACTAAAGTAAGTAGTTTATTATATAGTGTATATACTAGTGCTTCTGCTGATTATAGTGGTGACTTATCATATGGTAAAACAGCAGCTATAAATAAAGATACAAGAAAAATAGGACTATTTACTGAAATAATATCTTCATCTTTACTTCCTGGTCGTAATAGAGTAGCATTGAAATATCTTGTAGATGAATTCGGAGGTTTAACAGAATTAAACCAACGCAATAAACACTGGGAAGATATACAAAGAACATTTATTGCTGGTGATTACTTGAATGTATCTCAATTTGATAATCAAAAATCAAGTAATCAAAAATCAACAGACGGTAATAAACTAATATTTGATAGTGGATATTTATATAGTCCAATTTTATATTTTGCAACATGTAGTTTAACTCCTAAAATATATTTTGAAAACCTATCAGGAGCTAGTTCATATAGGGTATCAGCTAAAAACGGTACAACTCCTTTAACTATTAGTGGCTCTACCCCTTTAGGATACCCAATATCAGCAAGCTATGTACCTAATATATTTAATACCTTAAATGATACAGCAGGTGCTCCTTATTTTTATGTTGGGAATTTAACCTCACATCCTAGTTATTCTGTTCAAGAAACAGGAGAACATAATGTGCAAGCTAGTTTTGATATAACAATGGATATATCAGGAAGTAATCAATCTGCTACGTGGTCACTTCAAGTATTTAGAAATAGTGAGGTTACTCCACTATATGAATCTGAACAAATATTCAGTACAACGAGTGGAGGAAGTGGTACTCAAAATTTACTTGTTCAATTATTATATAGAAACTGCTGTGCCTCCGGAGATGTAATAAGAATAACAAACAACACAAATGCAAATATAACTGATATAACCTCAGCTGCTGGTTCTGAAATGTACGGAGTACACAGAATAAGTGTACCTACTAATGGAACCCCAGTAAGTGTAATATTATCTGTAAGTAAGATAGGACCGGTAACAACAGCACGAGATGCAGGATATTCCGAGTTAATTATTGGATCTTCAGTTCTTAGCTCATTTACCTACA